TTTGCTTCGTTAGTTACTGTAATAACTTTGAATTTCGGGAACATAAATTCCACGTTGCCTTTTTTATCTTTTTCTGCACCGTGAATCTGTACAGCACCCTTATACACGTCGTTTTTATTTGTAAATTCAAAGAAGTCAACCAATCCGGAACCAGCTAACTTTATGTTACCGATTTTATATTCAGTTCCATCTTTGTATGCAATGTATATGGATTTGGCGAATTTACCACCTTTATTCATGCACTTCAGCGATTCATATACACCTTCTTCATATATCCCGTTTTTGGTGCGGACAGTGACGTTTTCACCTTTTTTTCTCCATTCGGTACTCCAATAAGAACTTTTGTCTGATTCCGAATAACCCGTGATGCAATTAAGCATATCCAGAACCATAAAGGAAAAAGGTAATTTCATAAATTCCTTTTCCTTGGTTTCCTTGTTGTAGGATTCGATACATCCTTTTGAACCATTCCATTCAAAATATTTTTGAACGGGGTTTGTTACTTCTGTGTTGTTACTTCTACTCATTTTGATTTGATTTATTTATTAAAAAGTGTTTACTCTACTATAAATTCTACTTGAAGTTTTTCCTGTCCTCTGACAACTTGTTCAATGAAGATTTGCCAGTCATTATCTTTAGCAATTTTCATGATGTCCTCATATCGTTTTTGGCCTATACTTTCTCCATGTTCAATGAATAACATTCCTAATTCCGGATTCTCAGCCATCTTTAGTTTAATTCCCAATTCAATGATTTCTGACGTTGACATAGAATCAATATGCACAGGTGTCCCGTTATACACTAATCCTTCTGTGTTAAAGAATAATCCGTTAACTGGTGTGTCCATACTCTCAATGGTGTCTTTCACTGTCACTCTTAATTCTTCTATATCTGTTGTAAGAACTTCGTAAGACTTTTCATGTTCTTTGAATGTCTTTTCTAATTCTACTGCTTGATAGTAAGAATCTACTTTTCTGTTAGATTCATGAGCATTTGATATTTCGGATTGTAATTGTGAAACGTCAATCTTGCTATGACTTTTCAACCAAGTATCAATTTTGTCAATTTCTACTTGTAATGTTTCTTTGGAAGACTTCAATGACTTTAATCGTTCTTCTAATTCATAGATTTCTGTTTCAATGGATTTCAGCCCTTCCTTTTTCTGTGAACATGTTATTTCTCCACGGGTGTACGTTTCATTATTTTGAACTGCTTTTGCCAACTGTTCTTCTTTGGCTTTTATGTCTATCTTTTCGGGTTTCTCACCCCCGATAAGTAGGTTGTAAGATTCGTGTTTTTTGAGACTACCCTCAAACATTTTTAGATTCCTGCCTACTTCGGTGCGTTCTTCGTACTTCTTGGCAATTTGACCTTCATAATTTGCTAATTCCCGTTGAATTTCTTCGGGCAGCATTGACTTGAAGATTTCCACTTGTTTCTTTCTCCCTGATTCAGATTCAGAAAGTTTCACGAACTCGTCTATATTTAATGACGTTGCTCCAACAATCCCAGCAATTACACCCTTCTTGCTTTCAATAATTCCTCCAGGGGCTTCCATTACAATCTTCCCCTTCTTGACGTTGAATTTTATTTCCCTCCCGTCTTTTAAGACGATCACGTACCCCTCTGCTTCGGTGCTTGGTGGGATTTTCTTCGCCCCTAAAGCTATCTGGATAAACTGTAGGAAAGATGACTTTCCCACTCCATTATCTCCGCAAAGAATTACGTTTTTCCCTTGAACATCTACGTTCAAGTCTTTTAAGCACTTGAATTGCTTAATGTGTACTTGCTGTGTTTTCATTTAGATTTGATTTGATTATATTCATTTGGCAAGTACCTCATTAAAATTTGGATTAAGGTATCCTGGATTTTCTCTTTTTTTCCACTTTTTAAACGGTTGTTGCTGTTTATTACCTTCAGTTGGTAATGTAAGTCGTTGGGTATCTTCAACGACATATGTGTTATTTCACTCATTTGTTTTAATTAATTTTAAATATTCTTCTCCCCACAAAATTTCCTCTTTGTAATCCTGTAATGATTTTTTAAAAAGGTTTTTATTCTTGTACCTTTTTATTCTCCCTTCCGCTTCAGGAATGGATATTGTCCTATTACGTATCTTACCGAGTAAATTCATTTCAAAAGTAATTAAAAAAACAAAACACACTAAAGTTTAGTGTGTCTTATTACGTTTAATTTTATGTTTGGTTACGTTTCTTTGAAAAAAACTTGAATTATTTTTCGAGAATACCGATTAGTGAATCTTTGGATCGGAGGAATACAAGTCCTAAAGCACACCATCCGGCTGCTGCTGTGTAGTCTTTTGTTTCGTGGTACTGCCATGCTGCGAAACCTAATACTGCTACTCCTATAATAGTAGTAACGTAATTTTTAATGAGACGTTTTTTCATTGTTGATTAGTTTAGATATTAGACTGTCAAGTTTAGTATTGATTGCACTCAACTGTTTTTCTATTGAGTCTTTCAGTTCGTTATGCCTTTCCTTCATATCGGCTGTTTTTTCGTCACACCTCTGTTGAAGTTCGGCTTTCATTGCCGTCTTTGAGGCATGAACGTGGATTAGTTCTTCCTTCATAGTAGATTTAATTGTGTTAGTTTCCTTATCCATGTTGGCTTTATGCTCTTGGATAATCCTTTCAACTTCACCTAACTTGAATTTGATGTAGAAGTATCCTCCTGCTGCTGATACGACTATTCCCAGAAGGGCTGCAATATCTAATATCTCATTCATCGTTTGAATAGTTTTTTAATCCATTTCTTAATAGGACAAAGATAAGGTTTCTTTTCTATTGTTTTTTTTGTTGTTGGTGTATTGATATGTACCGTTTTACGGGAAACGTCGGTGCGTAGTGTCTGAATGTAGCTTTCAATTACCTTTGCTACATCAGTATCACCCCATGACCCCTCAACGTATGGCTGCGGAGGTATTTCGTGGAATATCCTTACCCCCTCCTGCCCTAAGATTACAATCTGAGGCGCAAAGGTCTGGGCTATAGGATTGTCAATAGTGCGGAATAGTTCGTACCCGTTGTACTGAATCTCTACTCCCGGATGTGTGTCAACTTGTAGTGTCATTGTTGTGTGTATTATACCCCTGCTTCAGCAAAGGTTGCGTATTAGAATGATACATAGCGGATTAGAATGTATTGGTATGTTCCATTGGTCTTGGTGATATTACCAACCCCGGGAGAATAAACAATCTTTGCTAAAGTGGTGTTACTCTTTGGTGTAGTAGTTGACCACACACCATTTGTAAAACTAACATTCAAAGGGCTGTAATTGAGGGGATCGGCACTTTTGTAATCACACAATGTGCTTAACTCCGTAATGTTAGGTACATACCAATTCACCGCGTTAAAGGAATACGGTTGACCTGCCAATACATTCGCCCAAGTGTCGGGGCCTTTTATAATTCGATACCACACCGGAACTATACCATTAACATAATCAGCATACAGCCAATCATATACCTCATCATTGGCGTATGTTTGGCCACCTGCGGAATCTGTGAATCTATTGGTATTACCGTAGGGGTTATTGTTATTCAACACCGTGAACGAACTACCCCTGCCACGTTCCAGCGCCCCATCGTCATTCGCAACGTATGATGTCGTTTGTCCTGTCTTCGCAATGGAAGCCACATTGTACCTATTGTCGGGAACAACCCATATACCGTTATTCAATGCGCCAGCAGTAGTGCCATCTTCGTATTCTACAAGATAACCTTTTCCCAATTTAAACATTCCACTACCGGACTTCCCGAATGCAGCCATTATGCAAAGAAGGTTACAATAATCTTTCCGTCATTAGTAGTACTATCAAGAATCAATGGTCTTGGTCTCCGCGTGGTGGAGGGTGAACTATTAACAGCATACGTTCCAGTAGCACCGTCAGGCAATAACTGTCCATCAACTGTCTCCCCACTTGTACTGTCAATCAAGTACGCAATACTTTGATAACCGATTGGAGGTGTTTTTTTCAAGGTAGAACCACTTAAAGTATTGGAAAATTCTTCATCAACGGTTAACTCAGTGGCGCTTTCGATGCTTATAATTTTTCGTATTTCGGTATTAGTAGCATCATACAGAAAATCTCCAGGTTGTAGTTCAGTAGTAAACAATGTACCCGAACCTATAATCCTATCTTTTCTTGACATTGTGGAACATGTTCCCGTGATACTTTCACTTTGAGGGAACGTATCTTTCACATTGTTATACGTTGCGTGTTGGTTGTTAATAGTAACTGCCATGATGAATTTTTTTACAAAGTTAACGATTTCTTTCGACCTTTCTTCTTGATGTACTTCTGGTACTTATACTTCTTGTAGTTACACTTCTTTTATACGACCTTCCCCCTCCTGATTTAGATTCTTTTTTCTTTCCCTTTCGCATAGTCTCAATGGTATAATCAGTATCTCCGTATTTTTTACTCATTACATTGTTTTGGTACCTGATTAATCCTCTAATTGCTGGTGTCCATGCTTTGCTATCTGTGATACCAAAGGAACGGGCAAGGGCATCTAATGCTATAATCCCTGCAATGCGTCTTTCTTCTTCAGTCAACTTTACCCTTTCGATAATTGCTGGTTCATTTTTATACGGGGCTTTCACAACAAAATCAGTTTCGCCAGTAATAAACTGTTCGATGTATGGCGCGGCATTGGCCACATTCTCTATTACAACTGAACCGGAACCAAAAAGGAACGCTAACTGTCCTAATGCAGTTTCATTCTCATATATAGGTAATAAGTCCTTATTCTCATAATCTTCATCTATCATCCCTGCTACAAGGTTTACACCGTGTCTTGCTTTTCCTTCTATTAATGAACCAAATCCCCCAACTGCGGTATCCAGATATGCTTGTATCAATGATTGAACTGCTTGTTCCTTAACATCTTTGTCCTTGAACATTTTCTCCAATAGTTCTTCATCTTCGTCATCAACAACGGCACGAACAAAGGATTCTGCTATAGCTTTAGACAAGGCACCTAACATGATTATCTTTATTCCAGTAAAAACTACTGCTTCAGCGAAATATCCCATCATATCTGCCATTGCTTCACCCCACTCTTTGGAATTTACATGGTGCCTCCTTAACTTTTGAATGTTTAACATCGCTGTCCCACGGGCATTGAAACTAAACGAACTAAACGGTGCAACGGTATTCATGAACATATCTTTCCACGCATTCTTTCCACGTTGAACTAAGAAGGAACCCTTAGTGAAATCTGATATATTCTGTGTCCTATCTATCTGTTGGTCTGCATAGGATGACGCTTCAGCATCTGGATTCTTAGCTTGTGTATCCCAATCTATTTCGCCCAACGGGATACCCTTTTCTTCAACTAAAAATTTAGTGTAATAAGCTCCCCACGTCTTTTTGGCTATCCAATAATCTGAATTCTGTAAAGTCCATAACGCTAATTCTTTGGACTTATCAATAACCTTTCCAGCTCCTTTTGTTGCTTGATTTTTAGTAATAAAATCAAAGAACTTCATGAATGCACTTTCAGATTGTGATGCTGTTTTTTTAATAGTTTGGTTCACAGGATCGGATTTTGTTCCTGCTTCCATGGACTTCCTTTCTAATATTGTTCCTTTGGAATAGAAACTGTCAGGCATATTTGAAGGTATCTGTCTGTAGTAGAATTGAACTTTTGGATTGAATGCTAAATTAATCGCTGCCCTAACATATACACTTGGTACCTGAACCACAAATTGTAAAACGGAACCCAATGCGTTTACAGCACCAATATCCCTTATTCTTTTTGTTACATTGGTGAACTCTTTGATTACTTCATTACCGTCACCGGTCATCATATTTCTATGTTGTTTGATGCTATCAATGAGTTTGTTTAATAGAACATTTGATGCGTATTCTCCTGTCTTGTCAATGAATACAGAATTGTTGAATATCTTTTCTGCCCTTTGCCTTGCGCCAATAGTCTCAATGTAATACATAGAATCCATCATCTTTCTCTCCACAACGCTGTCAAAGTCTAAGTCTAATCCGCGTCCTTTCCGCATTTTCATGAACTTCACCCTGTCAATCGTTGTCCCTGCTTGTTTCGTGTCAAGTCCTGGCTCTCCGTAACTCACATCGTCGAATGATGCTTCTTTAGTAATTGTCTTAGTAGCTGTTGGCGTGTAGTTATCCCATGCTGCTAACATCTTATTGTCATAAGCTCTCAAAGTTTTATCTAAGTTGCCTTTGAATTGTGCTGCTGTATTTATTCCTAACTGAACAATTTCCCAATTACCAGACTGTTCTGAAGATACTCTTTCTATAAATGCTTGTGAAGGGTTATCTGTAGCCAATGCCGGTTCTACATATTTTTCAAGAAACTTCTGAATTATTTCGCCTTCTTTTATTAAGGCTTTCTTTTTGCTTTCCTGTTTAGCAATAGCATCATTCATTAATACTTCTGCACGTTTCCGGAAATCTGAATTCGCATCCCCGTTGTGTTGAATGATATAAGCAATAATACCCCTTGCAATTACATTTTCTACAGACCTTAATTCGGGATTCCCTTTGAGAATCTTGGCTAAAGGTTTAACCCATGCTGAATGAATAAATCTTCTTGACCTTCCATATCCTGCGTGAATTTCCTGTACACCACTTAACGCTGCAAATTTAGCACCCAATGTAGTAGAATTCATTATGGCTTCCATCATCTGGGAAGTACTGAAGTACACATTCTTAATCTTTCCTAATACTCCTTCTATTTGGTGTGTGCTTTGTTTGTCTAACCACTCAATGGTTTGTGCCGCCCTTATTGTTTCGACTAATGCGCCAGCGTAATCTACATTCTGATTTGCCACGGCATTATTCAAAGTATTGATTAATTCAATAATATCCCTGTCACTTAACATGTCAGGGGAACTGTTTAGAATTTCATTAATCAATGCTTTTTCACTGTCATCTAATCCGTCTAAGTCTCCGTCCTGTTCTGCTTGTTTATATTCTTCAATAACTTGCATTGCTTCATTGAGTAATGCTGTCCGCTTCTCAATATCTATTTCATCCTTTTCGTCGTCGCTGAGTGCATTTTCTTCATTGTACTTTCTAATTTTATCTTGAACTTGTTCCAATGTATCAGTAGGGTCAAATTTTATATTGTCACCGTACTTTAATATTAACATATCCCGATAATTAGCCTGTACTACTTCTTGTACTACTTTAAGTACTGATTCCATTTCAGCATTGGTAATCATTCCTTCTTGGCCTGCATTATCTACAAAGAATATTTCATTATCCTTGTCAAACTTTACCTTTGCGCCTTGCACCATTGTTGAAATCTTATCAATTAACGGGGCAAATACTTCATTGAATGTCTTTTCATCAAGATATTTAGGATTGATTTTTAGAATATCTCTGAGGATGGGTTTCTGTTCCGCAAATACTCTGGTTGTCTTACTTCCCATTGCCTTACGGATACCTTTCATCTTCTTCTTTACTTCATTCTTTCTGCGTTGCTTTTCTGCGGATTCCTTGTTCCTTTCTTTTGTGACTTTGGCGCGTTGGTTCACCATTTTTTTAACAGCACTATTCTTAGATAGATTGTTCCATGTTCCGGATTGAAATACCGTCTTAAATGCTATTTTGAACAATTCGTCTGCTTCTTTTTTAGATAGTCCGTATCTATTCATTACGTCTTTTACGAATTCAGCCTTTGTGGTTTTATCGGTGAGGATTTTCGCGCCATAATCCAACATGTCTTGGCGCGTGTTCAAATAAGTTTGGAACCCTTTAGCAGTATCCCTGAACATTTTCCCTACTTGCTTTTCTTTCCACCCACGTTCTTTAGCTATATGTTTGACGTGGCTTATTGATAATCCATTCTTCCAGAATAACTGAACGGCTTCACCTACTGTCATATCCGTATCCATCATCCCCTGAGTAGCAATCATCTTAGCAAGTGAAGGTGTGAACCCGTAATGCAATATTAAACCTTTTACTACAGCATCATATCCATGTCCTTCTTGTAGTTTAACTTGTGCATTGATTATCGCTTGGTTATATTCCTGTGGAGTAATGGTATCTAATGTAGTGCTTGTCTTTTTGGCTTTTTGTGGGCGTACTTTAGGTTTCAGTGAATCAAGGTAACTTTGATATACTTCATTTTCGCTCATCTTGTAATGGTGTGGTAACTTACTAAGGTCTCCACCCATTTTTTTTAACCACCATTTTCTATCAACAAACCATTCATTGGTGTATTCTCTGGCAACTTGTTCCGGTGTCTTTTCTTTCTTCTTAGCCCACTTGTGACCCTGTGCTTCCATACGTTCACGGAACTTTTGTTCACGGACTTTCTGAACAGGGGTGTCTGTTGTAATAATTGTGCCGGATTTAAATGATTTATGAATACCTTTTATTACTGATTCTATATCATTTGCTTCGTACAGTTTTGTTGTTTTTAATTTTCCCAATAAATTATTGATAAAATCGGCAATCTTTTGTAAAATGTTCATCTTGTCAGGGAATTTCCCTGCGACAATTCGCGCAACGCCTTCAGTAAGAAATTCTATATCCCTATCCGTATCATCATACTGTGAAGCAAAATCGTCTAACTCAGCCAATAACTCAGGATTTGAACTTCCAAGTAATGTCCTTAATTCGGTTGCTAACTTCTTAACCTTGTCTGGGGAACTTAATACGGTATGTATTCCCTCATGTATTAGACTTGTCAATAAATTAGGATTAGCAGCGTTCATGTTTACGTGAATCTCATCCCCATCGGCAAAGGCATATACTACTCCATCTTTTTCAATCGCTTTCCCTGCCCTTTTTTCAAACTGTTTATTGAAATTATCCGCGTCATAATGGAATGTCATAGAACTTCTTAGGGACTGAAATATTCTTGGCAACCACTTAGCCATTCTCCTTGTAGATTGTGAAGATGTTTTATCCTTCATCATACTTGCAGCAATCTGCCGAATCTCTTTTGTGTTCTTTGCTGTTACAGTTTTCGGTCGTTGGGGTAGTAATGGTAACTCAGAAAAATCTACAGATTCTTCAACCTCTGTTTCAGTAATTGGTTCGGCTTCGTTTTTTCGTTTTAATACTTCTTTCTGATAGTCTGTCTGCATAGATTCATCTTCGTAAATACCTATACTATCGTCCCATATCCTTTGTAGTTCTTTTCTCCCTTCTTCTGTACCAACCTTATCTTTAATCATATCAAGGACTTCAATGGGCGTTTCCATCCAATCACGTTCTACTGCATATTTATTTTCATCATTAATATATTCAAACAATCCTTCAAAGTCAATTACACCTGTGTTATCGTCAGTCCATTTCCTTAAAGTATTAATAACTTTATCGTCTTTTTTTGATGCTTTATCACTTGAATCTCTTGCCTTTTCTACAACTTTCTGTGCCGTTTCCCTATTTAAAGATTTCCCAGTAAGGTTTTCATACATGGTAGCAACTGCCCTTGCTTCTTTACTTACCTTTTGATATTTAGCTTTATATGGATTGGAAAGTATATAGTCAATAATATCCTGTTCTGATACATATTGTCCTGCCCTTTCGCTAATTTCTTGCGCAATAACATCAAGGGGCATCCCATCTCTACCTTTTCTTGTTAACCAAAATCTACCAATGGCTTGCCCTATAAGATTCTTATCCCCATAATGTATAAAATCTTGTCTCCTGATTGAGTATTCTCTGATTAATTCACCAATATAATCTTCACCGGAAGTGTGTTCAATGTATAATTCTGCAAGTCTCTCAGGCGTGGGTGTTTCCCCTTGACGTAATCCAGTGGCAGTATCTAATTCATTAGGGTCAATTTCTTTTCCCGTCTCTATAAGTCTCATAGATTCGTCAAAGAAAAATTCTTTCCCTTCTTCAGTTTCAATCATAGTCAGAATATCATCCTTATCTTCTTGACTTAATTCAGTATCTGTTTCTAACCTTTCTTTCACCCAATCATAATCTACGCCGTCTAATCCCATTGAATCACGAATGAACTTCTCTTTAGGCGTAAATTCCTTTGGTTTAACTTCTTCTTCAACTTGTTCTTCTTTTTTCGGTTCACTGTCATCTTTTTTTCCTTCCGGTTTTTCTATTACACCTGAGTATTGGTTAGTACTGTAGTCCTTAAATACCTGTGCGGCACTCTTACCATTACGGAAAATATCTTCTAAGGCTTGTTGTGACTGATTTAATCGCTTCGTTAATTTCTCTTTCTGTTCCGCGTCAACAATATTCGTTTCATCTAATTGTTTGATAGCGTCTTTCAATTCCTCATTGTTAGACAATAAGTGCATCATTACTGCTGCATCGGATTCACTTTTTGCACCAGCAACGGTAGCTCTTTGAAGATTCTTGTCAAGAATTTCTAACCTTGACTTCATGGCCTGAGAATCTTCCTTCGATAACCGTCCTGAATCAACTGCCTTATCAATTCTACGAAGCATATCTGACTTGTTTACTGCCGCATCATATTCTAACAGTAATTGTGTCGGGTGTACTTTTTTCTTAGCAGTGGCAACTTCATATATCCCTCGTGGGGCACCAATAGCCCACATGCCTAATGCAGAAAATGCTGCGGTCTTAAACACTTCATCGGCACGAATCTCATCGTCAAAAACATCTTCACCCAATAGATTATTGGAAATATGATTAGTCAGTTTCTCTACTGATAATGACGCAAGTTCTTCAGGCACTTCTTTTAACCCTTCCCTGTATATTGAATATAATGCACTATTGATAACGTCTTTCTTCGTTAATCTTGTTAAGTCAGTAATTCCATTCGGGGTAAGTAATCGTTTTAAAGTATTGTCAGTAATTGCCCTACCCTTTCCTGTAAGAATAAATGTTGAAGGGAAAATAGATTCAGCCATTGCCAATACAGTTCCTGCCGTATTTGCATACAATAATGAAGTGGCGTACTGTGAATCAGGATTCATGTAATCTAATTTCTCCATGGCTTCATTGTAGTAATTACCCGTTGTCATTACATAGGATGAAGTCATTATCCCTACCCTTGATGCTGCTTTGGCTGATAACCCTGCTAATTGGCCAACCTTTGTCACTCCTGCTGCCGGAATCATAATCGTCCCAATACCTACTAATGTATTGGAGAATTCTCTTGTTAAACCATTATTCACTTCGGTCTCAACGGTCCTTTCTAACCTTGCCCGTTTTGTTTCATCACTCATTTCTCCACCCGTAACCATATTGTACAATCCTGACATCCCATCTTTAACGGTAATCAATCCGTCATTAATTCCTGTACCAATATCATCAACACGTCTCTCTAACCATGACATATTCTGATAGTCACGTTCACTGTTTCTTTTAATCTTTTCTAATGCCCTTTGGTCTGTTTCTGCTTGTTTGTAAGCGTTCAAAGTTTCAGGAGTGTCTTTATCCTTGATTACTGCCATTTCGTACCCTGCCAATAGATGTTTAAGGTACTTGTCGGCACGGTTATGTTTGTAGGTTAATTCAGCAATAGCCTGTTCTTTCTGTTCTTCTGGTGCATCTGACATATTGATTCGCGCCATTTCTTCAGCATATTCAACTGCCATTTCATTATTGTAATACTTAAAAGCAGATTCCACAAATTCCATATCCTTAACTTGGTCATGGGATTTAGTGAATGATGCACTGGAAAAGTCATATCCCTGCTTTTCAATCTTACCTACAGTTTGTTGGTGTCTTTGTGCGTAACTATGAAGTACATCGGCAAACACATCCCTTGCATTACTCTCTGAAGGGGTGAACTTTTCGGGGATATCACCAAGAACACCTTTGGCAATTCCCCCCAACTGCTGCACATTCTCCGGACTTTCACCTTCCACAATATTACCGAACACGTCAACAACAACTTTCTCTCTTGCTGTTTCTTGTTCTTCCTGAGACATATCTTCTAAAGATACTTTACTTCGTTGTTTTGTCGTTGGTTGGTCGTAAACGTAAAAGTTCACACCTTCATCTGGCATTGTGGTAATTGCCCTATCTATCACGTTTATCTTCCCGTCAACGGCTTGCTTTGGTGCGGATATTCTTTGATTTAAGTCTTGTTGGTTAGAAACTACAGGCAAACCTTCCATTGGTTCTACTTTCACTTCATCAGATGAAACAGTAAGTTTTGGAATTAACCTTTTATCAATAGTAGTCTTTGGCCTATCTTGTTCCTGTACTTCTGTAACGTCAAAGGTGGGTTTGTATTTCTTGATATGCTTATCAGCCTTGTTTAAAATCTGTTGCTGTTTCTCATTAATCAATTCAGAATCCAAAAGATTGTATTTCTCTTTGACAAATCTGTTTAACAGTCTTTCTTTCTCTTGTGGGTTGTTCTGAATTACTTCGGTACGTACACCATATACCTTTGCCGCTTCGTTCAAGTGGTCATTGTATTCTTCTTCGGTGAATCCTTTAATTATTTCACTGGTTTTACTTTCGGAGTATGTGTCTATCTCTTTAACTGATAACGGTCTTACTGCTTGTTCTTTAACTATACTTGGTGAAACCAATGATTTAACCGCATCCATCTTGGGACGGACAGCGTTATTCGGCTCTTGAACAATTCTCTGAGCAGGTGTTTTACTTGTAGTAGAAGGGGAAACGGAAGGTGATACTGATGGGACTTCGGAACTTGATTCTTTTTTTTTTTCTGTAAGCTGTTCAACGGAGAATAATTCGGGGTACTTAGAATCTAATTCATTCCAATCAGCATACTTTCCTGATGCTGCTGTGGTAGCGTATGAATGTAGAATTTTCTTATCATAAGATGATAATTCGGGATACTTGGCATCTAACTCATTCCATGTTGCGTATTTTCCTGATGCTGCTGTGGCCGCATAAGAACGCAGTATTTTTTTATTGTCAGTGTCTTTTTCCATATTATCTCATTTCTATATTATCATCACCAGATGGTAAAGATGCAGATTTCGGTATCTTCCCTCCCCCAGTTAAGTATTTTTCCATATCATTAACATAGTTAATCCCATAATTTTGTATCAACACGTCTTTCACTTCGTTATAAGGTCTTATGATAGTGGCATTATCTTTAACAACTTTTTCTGTGTTATCATCTGTGTATGATTCACTTGTTACACCAATAGCATACAGACCTTTCTTTCCGTTATAATCACCATAAACTATCTGAGAATAACTTGTCTTCGGATTTACTTTCAATGAAGGAGACTTACCAGTGTCATAACTTAGGTTCCTTGTGTCTGAAGTAAATGGAATAGCCATATCAATAGTAGCCGGTAATTGTACACCTGTAGGGAATGATAATACTTCGTTTTTTTCACTTATCTTTTCTGTTCCAGTCCATGGTACGCGTTTAGTCATGACCTTAGTGACAGGGAAGTTATATTCCAAAGTAGTTTGTTCTTCAGGTTTGAATACTATCTTGCCACCTCTACCTGACAAGTCTCTTACACTTGATTCTACTTGCTGTGTGCTATACTGTAGAAGTACATCATTGGAATAAGATTCCATATCTACTTCACCGTTATCATCCACGTATCCGGCTTTCTTTGCCGATTCAATCATTACAGGGTCTGTTTTCCCGTAAGTAACCAAGGCATTCTTATACGCTGCTTGGTCAAGTTGGGTAGATGAACCACTAATGTTTTTACCGTCTTTATCAACGGAATATCCTGATGCTTTGAGATGTTTCGCAAATGGTATCTTCTCAATAGCATAGTCAATGGCATTCGGAAGGTTCTGTTGAGGTTTCCTTGCCTCATTGTACTGTTCTAAGAACTTGTCAGGATTAGCAAGATATTCCGGATTCGTATATAAATCTTCTAATATTCCTCTTTGTTCTATAGTAAACAATCTTTGATCTTCAGGTTTTGAAGCATCTTGGTCATGCAATGTCTGTAAAAGTTTCAGATATTCTTTCTGTTCTTCGGATTGGTCAAGCAACATGTTCATATTCCTTAACTCATCGTAATATTCTTTTTGCATGGTTGGGTCAGTGGCAACTTGTTCCCATCTCCCAGCGAACTTATCGTCAATAGTATTCCACATTTCCATGATAGACTTACTATCTCTTGTGTAGAATCCGCGTTTATCTTTAAGGTCAAGATATTTGCCTTTGAGTTCATCTGCCGCTTTTTGTGCTGCTGCTTTTTGTTTTACAGCCCTATCCCTTTCTGATTGGTCAAGGGCGATAGCAAGGTCTATTGGAGCTGACGTATCAAACACCTGTGCAGCACCATGTCCAATACCTTTAGAAACAGGATTATTCGCCATCTTGGTTTTCTTCGTAATTATCGGTTTCTTCAAATGCAGGGACAATAGGTTTCTTTTGTTTAAAAGAATATCCTTTATTGATTGCAGCCGTTCCTGCTTTAGCTAAATTAGTCATTCCCCCCATGACATTCTGCATACCGGCTCCAATAAGGGCTTGTGAACTTTCTAACTTCTGTGTGTATGGGTCTAATTTGTTAATCATAAACTCCTTTTCCTTCTCCGCAGCAATATCAGACTTAGCTTTCATAACGTCTTGTCTTGCCTGTCTGCGTATTTCAGCATCCATAGAAGTCATACGAAGAAAGTTTTGATTTTGGCTATCCATTAATCCCCCTAATCCCATAAACCCTGCACCACGTTCTGAACCCTGAGTTAATGCCGTCTGAGTTTGCCTTTCAACGCCTTGGCGCATTAGATTCTCAGAAGCAGCGTCTAACCCTTCGGTAGCAGCGATTTGGGCTAACCTTAGATTGTCCTCAAATTCTTTGGACATGGTGTATTCCGGCCTATCTAACTTCTTGATTTGCCTTTTTCCTGCAAATGATTGGCCTATACCCACCCCAGCCTGAATCACTGAAGGTATTGCCGAAATCGCTAAACTTATTGGATCCATAGTACAAAGATAATTTTTTTTGTTGGATAAAAAAAAGCTATATATTTGTATTCTGATGCACAAGCCACGTAGCAAGTATTTCTATTCAGATAAAAGTTTTGAAATTTTCGGCAAACTCAATAAGAGTAAGAAGATAAAATACTACGTGTTCCTATGTTCCGCTAAAAAGAAGTTTGTCGGATTAGGTTCCTATACTTTTGCTCATTTATGTAGTATAGGATATAGTAAGGAAACCGTCCGAAAGTATCTTCAGGAAATGATTAAAATCGGTTGGGCTACAAAGGTAAGCGCAACGAAGTACGTTCTTAAATCTTATTATAAGATATGTGAAGAAAATGGAGTAAGTATATATCCAGGAAGAATGGTCTTTAAATGTGAAGACCTTTCCGAGATAAAAACCCGTGTCGCCTATTGCATTGTCGAACGGAATTGTAACCAACAGGTTTATATCACATGTAACAAAACTGGGACGCCTAAGAAAAGGCACGCGCTCCGCAGTAACCGTTACGATGTAACTTATGGAACAAACCGTTTGAGTGGTGTTATGGGATACCGAAGCAAGATGTCTGGGACAAATCTATTCAGAAAAATGAAGGAGTTACAGTTATGTTACCGTGTGCAACAATCACGCATCTTAGGTGACATACAAACTTTGACTCATCATGTTTTTGATTACAGACATTCTGCTTACCTTTCATACGATGGTCGAACAGTAATTGAAAAGCTACCATGTTTAATAAGATTCTACTGAGAAAAACCATTTGGGATTACTTTGTACGGTATAGTCAGGCACTGACTATACTTACGCATGCGTGTTACACGTATGTGCGTTACACGTATGCCTGCGCGTATATGTAATAATATTCTTAATTACTACTGTTTTATTAAAAAATTGAATTGTTAAAATTTGAACAAAATGATTGAAACTGAAAAGAAAAAAAACATTACTGATTTAATTTTAACCGAATACGAAAAAAAGTGTTCTGAAATTAGTGATATTAACGAATTACTTCCTACTTTGTTACAATTCTCACGAGATTGTAAGATTATTACTGAAATGGGTGTTCGTACAGTGGTATCTACATGGGCTTTTTTAGCGTCATTTCCAGAGAAGTTGGTATGTTACGATTTATGTCGACACCCAAATATCGGCTTAGTAGAGTCTTACGCTAATAATGTTGGCGTGGATTTTCATTTCACTGAAAGTGATGTGTTGAAAGTTGAAATTGAAGAAACTGATATGTTGTTCATAGATACTTTTCACAGTGCTGAACAATTACGAAGGGAATTGTTCCTTCATTCCGGAAAAGTCCGTAAATACCTTGCGTTTCATGACACAACTACTTTCTGGGAACATGCTGAACCTTCATACGGAATTGCTGGATTGAATCAAGTTAATTGTGGGGAAGGGTTGCGTTACGCTATTGAACCTTTTCTTGTTTCACATCCCGAATGGGAAGTTGCCTGTAAATTAGAAAACAACAATGGGTTAATGATTTTACGGAAAGTGTCACGGTAAATTCAGCAGAAACTTAATTAGTGTTGATGCAACAAAAGGGGAACTACACTACTGAAGACTTGTTACGTATTCATCTCTGATGGTTCATATCTAATAGCAGCAGCGAAAAGTTTTTGTTCACCTTCTGTTGTGCTTTGTAACGTCACTGTAATAGAGTGACACCTTATATCGTCTCCGTTAATTAGGGGTAAGTCTATGTTTGGTGTATTTGCGTCTTGGAGTAAAGATGCTTTGTGGACACCCTCAAAGGTTTCAAAATCTTCACCAATTAGAGAACTACTTTGACCGAATTGATTTTCAATAAGTGGACATTCCCATACTTCAGACGATTCTACCAATATATTCTTAAAGAATTTAATGATTGTAGGATTGTCATTGAACACTACTGTAATAGAAGATGGGGTAAATTGTCCCCTGAATGTATTAGGTAAGCCCACTCCATGCTTGTATAGTCTCCCGTTCCAGAATGAAATATAAGTTGAAGGTATGTTTTGTAATTGTTCACTATCATAAGAATATGATGTAGTCCACCGGTTTTTAGATTCACTGAATGTTATTGTAATACCGTCAATATCTTTAATTGCATTTGATAACGATACGTTTACTTGTGACGGACGAACACCTTCTGGACGTGTACTATTGTCAGTGGTAATTTGTATCTGTTTGTATATAGGTTCAAAGGATAGAATATATTCCTTCCTTTCACTAACGTATACGCCATGCACATAGAATTTCCTTCCAGAAGATACCCTGTCATTGAATACCTTGTTAAATAATGCTGACATAAGGTAACTATTCTGTACAGCATCATGGTTAGAATCTATTCTTTCTATCCCAGAATTAAAGTTCATTCTTAGCACGGCACCCCTATTGGCATCTGTGAAGTATATATTTGCACCGTACTGCGCGAATGATTCAGGGTTGGTGCTGATACCGTATTCTAATCCATAGTAATTCATTTTAGAAATCACTGTAAGTTCTGAACTTATATCTCCTACTACGCCCCCAGAAGCAGAAAATAAAACATCCTTATTCACCAATGCAAAGCCAACCTTATTTTCTTGGAATATTACTACACGTTCCCCTTGTGAGTATGCTTTCTGAATGTGGCCATAAGCATGATTGAAAGTCTTAGTACTTTCTGGGAAGAAGTTACTAAGTCCATCAATTTGTGTTTCTGGAATGTATAGTTCGCTCCAATATACAGTTACGGGTCTATGGATTTTTCTTAATAATTTATCTACATTATTTCCACGTCCTTTACTCCATACGTTTGAAGTATAAAAGTCTGATTGGGAAAAATCTTCGACAAGGTAGTCCAATGGGTCTGTGAACCCGATTGCCAAATAATTATATCTTCTTGGCCTAATCCATATATCACCGTCATAGATATCAATAATTGCCGGTTGTAATGCAGTCTGATTCTGTAATGAACCTTTGTGTAATCCGTTTTCAATTTTATATGTGTTTCCTATTTCGTAATATAGTTGGTTTTCTGATACCTTTTTTGGCGTGTAAATTTCAACCATGTTTCCAATAGTAATCTTCATGGTATTTGTTTCGTCTGCTGCCACGGTAATTTCTGAAGTACTTTCATCGAAAGAAAGTATTTCATATTCATAGAATGATGAATACACTTGTCCTGTAGAAGATGTCGGATTAAACCATACAGATCGAATCTTATCACCTTTAGTATATGTGTAGGATAATAGTGGCCGGGAATCATAAGCATCATTAAACTGTTGCAAGGTGCCTATGAATATTTTGTATCTATTATTGGCCTGTGCTGTAACTGTACCAACTCTCGTCCATACAAACCTTGCTGTTTGATTGTTCCCTGCATATACTGGCGCGTAATGTGTCGCCCATTCTGGAGGTGAATGGTGAAGTTCCATACGAATGAAGTTCCTTCCGATGGTACCTATTTCTGTCGGGAATGGGGCATATGGCATAAAACTACGGTTGGTCTGTACCTTCCCATATCTTCCTGCATAATCGTAATACACTAATCCTACAGGGTGCGTGGAACCTGACTTAAAGGAAGGGGATACTCTTACCCGTGACGATGTGTTGTTGACGTTTACCTGGGTAACTATTGATTCGGTGTAATTAAGTGGGTATATAGATGTAACAGGGTCTGATGTATTGATTATCGTTTTAATGATTATTCCATATCCTGAAGTAAACGGTACAGCTTGGCAAGAAATTACAGATGAGGTACCAAACACGGAACCAGTTAGTATTTTAGGCAGTAATGTAGAATCCGTATTTAGTTTGTTGATGATGTTACTGATTAACAATCCTAAGTTTGGGAATGTTTCTTCGGATGAAGTAACAATGTGCGTATATTTAACTGTTATGTCTTTTGTTTTGTAAACATTCGCTGCACTTGGAGTCTCAATGTTTAGATACTTAATTTCTAACTTAAATTGAATATCAATAAGGTCGTTTTCAAAGAATGTTCCAGAGAAGTAAATATCTAAGTCTGAAATTTTTTGACCGTTAAGTCCTGAAGGTATGCCTCCTATTACATCTATTGTCGTAGAATCGGTGTTCTTTGTGTATAATGGTGTGTCCCCTGATACTTGGTCTATGTTACTTATTCGTTCACCGGAACCGTATATTCTACCTTGTTCAATATTGAACTGTTGGTCGTCAAGTGATATAATACTTGCGAAGGAACTTCCTAAGTCAATATTATCAAAACCTTCAGTAATATTAAAGTAACCTAACCTTTGCCCGTCTAACAGGCATTGTTCCTTTGCAAGTAACGGTACAAAGTCATAGGGTTTATTTACCTCTGTTTGGGAAAGTAAAGTTAAAGTCCGGTCATTGTAGAAGGGATATGTGTATGTTGAAAAATCTATTGGGGCAATACCGTCAACCCATGTAGAAGAATCATCTTTATTAATGGTATCCACCAGGTAAAAGTCTCCAGAGTTACCATACCTAACACACACATTTATCTTTCTTATCGCTGAGTCACCTGTTTCAAAGGTAATGTTCAATACATTGTTCTGATAGTTGTTATATGTGGCGTTGATTCTGTCATAGGAATCTGTTAGCGGTGGCGCGGATACTTTAGATATAGTAGAATATGCAGACCTTTTATTGTCCCAATCGACGAATTGTGTCCTGAATTGAAATACATTACCTTTTAAGTTGTTGAATTTCTTTGACGAATCCGAATCATAGTTAAGTGATGGGGGTAATACCGGTTGTGGGACAATATTGTTTATGTATCTTTCGGTAAGTAATGAGGGATACATCCCTGACTTGGCTCGTTGAATATTAATACATCTTGGATGCCCGTTCCCATCAGTGAAATATAATAGACCATTAAGAACAAAAGGTGTAACAATAAGGTAGTCAAGATTAAAGTTTAGAACTTTAGATTCAATGAGTATTGTAATGTCATTAAGCACAACGTCATATTCAAATATTGAATGTTTGGCGTTTGAATTGTAAAGGAAGTAGTAAACTTTGTTGTTTATATCATCAAGGCATGAGCCGATAACCTTATTAGCTCCAGATGGTAGTACGGTATCAATTAATAGGTCGCCATTAACATGTTGGACTGTTCCAACAGCTTTGTCCTGATTACCTGAGTTTTCAATATTGACTGCGAACCTATAGTCACCTTGTTTTACGGTTCTATCATCTGAATCGGAGTCCATTCCTCCAAAGAATATCCTTTTCTCTAACATGAAACAAAGATACAAAAAAAGGGTGGGAACCACCCCACCCTAATTTAAACCAAGGAAACCATAGAAATTACACATAGGTACGTGTGGAGAAACACAAAAGTTTCGACGGATTGGAAAAATCTTTGAATATTTTTTCTGCTTCAGTGTAGTTGTCTGCATAACAAGTGAATAATACCTGTTGAATTTTGAGATTGTTTTTGGCAGCGTATTCTTTACATAGACTTAATTCAGATGCGTCTTTTACCTGTGTGCCAGACTTAATTAGGAAAGTAAATTTCTCAGCCATGGAGCAAAGATACAAAGATTAATATTTGGCGAACTTCTCTTTTTGTGAAGTGAATCTTTGATTCACCAGACTTGTCGGAAATTGTCATTGATCCGTTTTTGAAAGTGATATTCCCATTATCTAACGTCATGTGGTGTGTTTTTGTGGGTATTTCAGGAAAATGGTGAAGCATCTTTATTGCTGATTCAATTCCCATGGTTATGTCTTTAGGGTTTGGTTGTGGTATTTTTGCCCCTGTGCGCCATTTGTTGTAAGTCATCAATGTTAGTAAGGTTTCTTTCTTATTCATTATTTAGGTCAGTTAAGTTCATCCATGATATAATACCTGTATCAGATTTTCCCGTTTTAACATCGTCTAACGGATTCTTCTGTAGTCTCTGTAGTCTTGCTACTTCTTTTTTCTTTTTCTTGGCATATAGTGCTTCTAATTTCTTTTGCGCATCGGCTTTTTTTGCTAAGAATGTCTTTTGTGTTTGAATATTCCAATAGTACTGTTTGTAGGATTGCCATTCGGGTCTTGAATTGATATACCGGATAGCCCAATATGCCAATTCTTCAATCGAAATATTCAATTCAAATTGTAGTAATTTCTGAATCTGTTTAGCTACGTCAGGTTCAATCATAATCTCAATCTTGTGAGTTCTTTTCTGGTTTATGCCTTGGTTCCATTTTTTCTGTGGACGGGGCATGAACATCCCTGTGAACTTTACTACTTTAGTGTAGTCAGTGTATTCGTCCATTCCTTCAGGCAACCATTCGTAGTATGCTTTATTACTTTCGGGGAGTTGGGTATTGGTGAATTCTTCTAACATATCAGCACGTTTTCTCAGTGCGTCAACAACGTCCAACACATCATCCCTGAAAATAGGGACCTTAGACGGTTTTATTTTACGTCTCATTTGGCGAAGTTATGGTTAATTATCTTCCGGATATACGTAGTGAATGTTTCTTCAGTTATGTTTGACTTCACCATTAATGATATTATTTTGAAATTTTTCTGGATGAATTCCTTTGCACGGGAAGGATTTGTGATAGTAATTTCCCTTGTTGCAAGTCTGATGGCTTCTTTGAATGTGATTGGTTCCATAGTTTATTGATTTAGTTATTGATTACGGTAATTTACTTTTTAAGGTTTCAGTTTTATAGACTAATTCATACGGTGTTGTTGCCATTGGTTTACCTAGTATTGAATCACAACCTAAAGGTACGAAGGTTAATTGGTATGCAGAATCCGGACAGCATTGGCATGGTGTGATTGTCTGGGATGTTATTGGCGCGTGGGTAACTGTACATTCTTCCGTTGTATGGCGCGTATTAATCCAAATATGGCCTAATACTATAACAATAAGGAATAAGACTGCTGAAGTAGTTTTCATGATAATGGTAAGTTAGGTAACGGCATCCAATGAGTCACTCTATAATCATCATCAACGTAGGCATCCCCGTCAAGTCCATCGTATGACTGCCCCCACAACCAATCTGATATATGATTATCTGGGACGTAACACCTTGCCATGATACGGATCTTATTATCCACCACAGCTAATACATTAGTATTACCTTTGGGAAGGGAATGTTCTACGGGAATCCATTGATTATTTATCATTTCACTTCTGATTTACATTTGGCCTGCGCCCAACCACGGCCCCATCTTCTGGGGTGTAGAAGGTAGTCATCACCCATTCAGGGTTGTCGAAACCTACTTGTACCGGTGGACGTTCACTCCACCTAATGGATGGGTCTTGCTGCTTCGCTGCGTAGTACTTCGTGAGTAGCTTAGAAGCCCTTAGTGTATTCGTGCCGCAGATTTCCGCTAACCGCTTTTGGCTTAAATCCGGGCAGTCGGTGTGCAACCTCACCAGTTGCTTCGTTAGAATTATCGCTGATTCGCTCATTTTGATTGGTATTAAAAGGCCGCATCCCGTTATAAGCAATGTTAAAGGTGGTCAACCTCAAGTTTTTGCCAAGTTTTACCATCGGTAGTAAACTCATTCTTGCACAAATCATAAACTACCATTCCGACATCAGGATTAAAATGATTCTCAGTGTCAAACCAAGCTGTTAGGAATGGCAACTTTACTTTGGTTGTAATTAAGTATCTCATAATCAAAAACACTGCTGCCAACATTCGTTTACCGCAAGTGGGGGTGACAGCGTTAAACCCACTTGCAGTTTTTCAATTTAACTTTCGGTTCGGCAACTTCGCCAAGCTGCAAAACGTTTAGCCAATGCCTCCGGCACGGTTCATTGGTTCACGTTCAACCCTATCTCTGCAAGGTTAAGCATCTTATCCATAGCTCGCAGGCTCATCAACTGCATCGCTGCACGGTGTTCTTTTATGGCCACGTATAGAGTGTACAGTACCTCCCTTTCCACTGATGCCGTTCCATCGGCTAACTCCTTGCGAATAGCGACGTGCCATTCATTGAAGCTCACCTGCTCCGGCGGGTGAACTGTGGACTGGATTTTTAGTTTGCTCATAAAATGGTTTTGGCAGTGATACGCACCAAAGTTATAAAGGTTTCAAAAAGTTTCAAAAAAAATTAAAAAAAGTTCTTTTTTGAAATATCTTTTGGCGCGGATGAATTCAGGAACCAATTTTTCCCTTCGTCCTTTCTATGTACATCCATAGTGAAAACCCGACAAAAAACTGTGGATATATCTCAAAAAACGGTTTCTATATACCGGAACCATAGTAAGACGCGGATACTTTAACCAAACACACATAAAGCATTGGTTTAAACATAACTTATACATCATCACTTAAAGTAATACTCAAACCAATACAACCCTTCGTCCTCTCCCATAGCACCTTTCACTATCACCTTTCAACGTCCCCTGTTCATCAGTTATCGTTTAACGGTTGTGTGTGTATTATTTGTATGTGTATCTTTCATAAGATAAGGCACAAAAAAAAGGCTCCCCTTTCTGGGAACCTTGGCGCGGGGAATATGACGCGTGTTATAACACTCCGTGATCAGCGAATGAGTAATAAGCCTCTGCCGTTAATATACAATGGTCAATAACTTGCACATCAAACAGATTTAGTGCATCTTTTATCTTTCTGGTTATTTGAATGTCCTGTTCCGACGGTTTCAAATTGCCAGATGGATGGTTATGCGCAATAATAACGGCAGCGGCCAAGGAATCTAATGAGAATTTAGCAATTAGTTTGATGTCGACAACGGTTCCATAGCATCCTCCTTGTGAAATTTTAACATAACCGGTGACGTTGTTGGCGCGGTTTAAAGTAATTAAAAAGAAACTTTCATACACGTCTATATCACAGCCCCAAAACTGGCGCATAAATTCGACACTATCCAAAGACCTGGTAATTTTTACTGAATTCATGTCCGTGGTTACTTTTTGAAGTTTGAATTCTGAAATGGTTTTTTTAAATGGTTTCATGGTTTCTAATTTTTAAAGTTTGTTTATTAAAACTGCGATTCCTAAGAAAAGGAGCCCAAAGCATGTAAGAATAGCGCAGAGCACCAGGAATGAAATTAATCGGCGCATGGCTAACAAACAAATTGATTTGATGCACCAGACATTCCAACATTTTTAGCAAATGGCGCATTATTCCATTTATCAAAATCAAACTGGGATATTCTTTCGGCATCTGCAATAGATACGTGAATATTAAATCTATTGCAGCTCAAGTCCGGATGAAAGAGCTCATATACATTCCCATCTTCGGATTTAGCGAATACATAACATTTACCGGTAGCATATAGCAGTTTTGCGTCTTCGATAGATATTTTTAATGTATTTGCCAGTGTTTCAGGGGAAAATTCTTCTCCTTCAGGGATTTCAACGTGGTTTTCGTGGATTGAATAAACTCCTAATTTTTTAGCAGCCTTTAACCGTATGGCGCGTGCTTTGTTATTCCTTTTTATTTCCCTTCTATTTTTTAAGGACTCCTTCTTCCGGACCGCAAGTTCTTTTAATTTTTCCTTAAGCATAGCAGGAGTAACGGTAATCTCTATCATTTCGTGCCGGATGGAACTATTATATTTGGTTCCCCTACCTTGGTACCATTGCCTGTCATCGAAGAAGAAAATACTCCCGTCAGGCATTAAAATGCGTTGGGTACCTTTCATTTTTAGCGTGTAAGTTTTTTTAAAGTTCTCTTCAACAAATTGTCTGGTTATTTCTGTTCTATTTTTCATGGTTTCTTGGTTTTTAAAGGTTAATTAAATTTATAAACATAACATTTCATCTCCATCGCCAGCATCCAGCGGACACCGTAAATCTTTTTTGGTTTCATGGTTTCTATTTTTTAGTTTTGGTTTATAGTACATATACGCCATCATCTCATAAATAGTTTCAAAAAAAATAAAAAAAACTTAAAAAACTTTCAGGTATCTAAAACTCAAGCGCAAAAACTTGGCGCGTGAACAACAAATAACATTACACACCAGGTAAAAAACAAAACAGTAAGACAAAACACATATAAATATATCTTTCCTTCAGTTCCTTTCACCAGGTCATTTCCTTCGGTGTCCTTCCTTCGGTGTCCTTCCTTCGGTGTCCTTCCTTCGGTGTCCTTCCTTCGGTGTCCTTCCTTCGGTGCATCAGCGCATTAGCTAATATTACAACAAAGTAGAACGAGTCCGCGGAACGTAGATCGTAACGGGGTTAAACCTTTTGTTGTTATCTTTGTACCTGGCACCGGCTAAATGAATCCTTCAACGTGCTGACACTAAAGTACTCATAACATGCATTATGTTAAATAGGGATTTTTGTAACCGATTAAAAACTAACGTGTTATATTATTGTCTATACAAGAGTTGTTTTATAACGGGTGAAAAGAAAATATAAAACATTGATTTTCAAGGATGAACAAAGCAGTGTTATTTTGTCGTGAAAATTCGTTAAAAGGTGGTGTAAAACGGGGAAAGGTGCGGACGGCTGCAATACGTTAAATGTACTGCGTTATCGTTGCGCGGTTGGTGTCGGGATATAGGTTGAATGGTTTGGCTGTGTTAAAACCGATTTAAATCATATTTTAACGTATCCTTGCTGCGGTGTATCTTCTCGGAATGTACCCCATGCCCCTCTGAATCCCGTTTCCTTTTTCGCACATCCCCCCTTCAATGCCATATAACCCCTTGACTGGACCGTTACGTATGAGATTCAATGGGGTTATTGAGGGATACTGCAGGATGGTGTTTGAAGGAATTGGTATTGGTGAAAGGGGCTGTGTGGAATTGTGATTTGCTTGATGGGTATGTGGGGTGTCACTGTATTATTGAATTATTTGTTTAAGTGACATTGCATAACTATGTAATTTTCTGGGGTGTTATGTGTTATTACTTAAAGTAATTGTTTAATAGTTGTGTGTGTTGATTGGTTGTTTGGTGGTAGGCTTCCAACGGTTTGTTGGTGTTTTATTGGGGGCTGATTGACACTAAGTATGTGATTTTGAGGTATGGTTATTTTTTGTGATTTGGTGATAGGATTCCAATAATGACGTGGTATTGAATATTTTTTTTGTTTAATATATACTATGGTGAGTTCTGCTACAAGCTACGACACATTTCATTAGTGGGTTCATTCGTAAGCTGTTGTTGATTATAATAGATATTTCAGTTTTTGTACAACGATTTTGTAAATGTCCATGCTGTAACCCCTTATTTTATTGGTATTGTTGTTATATGGTAGTTATCGGCAACCCTAAGCGGACACCACAAACAATTCAGTTCCATATAGAGAATAGAAAATATTTTGTAGTTCGTGGACATATTGTAAGTCTGTTAAAACTAATTGACAAACAAAATTGCCTTGAATAAATCTAAATTTATCATCAGCAGTTGATATACCTACATTGTTGTCTTTGTTGTAAAATTTATCTTGTATTTTGCTGTTTGTAAATCCAAAATCGGTGAGCCATTTATCAGTTAGTTTTACAGGATAAAATGGTTTGTCTAATTCATTTTGTAAGTACATTGCGAATAAAGAGCCATCCAACTTTATAATATCTTCGTTAAAAGAAACATAGTTTCCTACTCTTATTTGTGTTGCGTTTAAATATTTCATTTTTTATTTGTTTAAATTGTTAATAATCATTCCGAAAGAAGGGCAGCCGATAACAGCGTATAAAGTAAACCGCCAATCCCCACCCACGTAGCCAACGCAATTGTCGGCTTCCCTTATACGCAAAAGCGTTAGCGGAAATGATTTTACCCACCCATATCTACAATAGTAGGTTTAATCGGTTCACCGCCAACCGAAGCGAATAGAGATAGTTTTTTACTTGGTTTACCATCTTCAACCATCCAAGCAATTGAACCGCAACAAGGCGTTGAACCTGTCCAGTTTTTTAATTGAGTTTTACATACGTTACATTCCACCCAAAAATCACTATCCGCTAACACATTATTTGCGTCAGTGGGGGTGTTGTTTTTCAAATCGTCGTTTTGCATATTATTAAAATTTAGTTTTTCAAATTAACTGTGGTGGTGTAATGCCCCACCGAACGCAAATAATCGGCACGTTAGCAGTCAGTTTGCCCCAAATCACCGTAAGGCTTTTGAAGTGCTTTACTACTAATAGCTATTTCTCCGTTAGGAAGTTCATTGCAATGGCAAACCGAACTGCTAACAGGCGGTTGGCGCAATACTTGTTTCATCGCTTCGATTAAAGTGTGGTACATTTCAGCATCGCTTACTTTGTCATTCTCGCTTTTCGGGTATCTATTGTCTATTACCCATTGTGCTATTTCTTGTATCGTTTTCATATCAAAATTTTGTTTTAATTATTCGTACTGCGCCAACCGCCAAACCGTTATAACCAATAGGGGTTCAGTCCTTCGATTTAACATTTCGGTTGGCGGTTTTCTTATTTTTTTGCACACGCTCTTTGGTTTTTTCAAAACCATTAGATTTTGATTCTCGTTCCAAAATATCCTGTGCCAAGTTTTTAAAATCCGTGTTCTCATCAATGGCTCTCTTGCTCAATGATTTTACACATTCATCTGATAAATCAAGTAGTTTTTTCATATCCTTTATTTAGTATTTTTCTACAACTTTCCGCGTCCTTTCCGTTTGGTTGGTGTTTTAGTTTCCACAAAGAACTACTTGCGTAATGTTTTGCCAAACTTTCGCACTTTTCAAATGGAACAATAGTATAGATATACGAAGTAATCTCTATACTGCTTTCGGTATTACCGCCAAACATAGCTTCGCTTTCTTCAACACAACAAGATAAAACTGGTTCACTTTCATTATCTTCAAATTTTATCACTGAAAGTTCTTTAATTACATCACTTATTGTAGTAGATTTTAATTGTACATTCTTTTCTTTTTTATCAAACCAATGAATGTAATTACGATGTAGTGTAGTAAAATCACGTTTTTTCAAAAGCTCAATAGCTTCATTCCTACTTTTAGTAGTTGATTTTAGGTAATGCTGATATACTATTTCTTCTTGTGTCATAATCGTTATTTTTAAAGGGTTTTAAAGTAGTTAAGTAATTGATTAAAATACTTCCCGTAATACTCAATAGCATAGCCATTCATATAAGCAGGTTTTACACTTTCTCTTTGTGAGGCAACCACATTAATTCCTAAAGTTTTTGCTGCAAAATCAACAAAGTTTTCAAGTTTGGTGTCGAGCCATTTAATATCACAATCCCTAAATTCTCCTTTATTTAATTGGTTTATTATTTTAGTAATCGGGTCTATTAAAGAAACTTCGATAATAAACTGGTCAATTGCTGTGTTGTTTGTTGCTTTCATTTTGTTTCGTTTTTAATTCTGATACAAATATATACCATATATACGATATATACAAGTAAAAGTTTCAAATATTTTAAAACTAACTGATTTTCAAAGAGAATAATTTTTAAATCCCTCCCTAAAAAAATAAGAAAACTGCTGTTTCTGCTCCGAATTTGGCTTTGTGCTAAACAATCCCTACTGGTTATAACAGCACATTGGCGGCATTAAAACGACCGCCAATCTGCATCACGTTGTATGCAATTATGGCGCAAAAGACCAGGTAAATAGCCAAATATTTTTAGTAAATAGTGAGTTTAGGATTAGAAAATGACTTAATTTTTGTCAAGCCTTGCAAAGTAGATTTGCTGAAAAGTATTTTCAAAGCGAATTACGCTAAAAGGCTTGCAAAGGTATTAGAAAAAAAAGACAAAGTCAAATTTTTATTCTAATACGATCATAAACTGCTATTTATTAAAGAGATGGCTTGGTTTGTAAAAGACTAATCTTATCCCTTTGGGGCATAAGACCAATATTTTTCAATCATTTAACTAGGTTTTTTGCGGCATAACTGGGACTGTTTTCATAACTTAGCCGAGTTAGAATAACAGCACACAACAACAGGTTTGTTCAATGCCTGCCGCCGGCGCAACACAGGCACTGCACAAACCTGCTATACGTTAGGTGCAATAAAAAATAAATTTCCCACCGCACCAAACTAACAACATTAATCCTTCTTTTTAGAGTATTGAAAAACCAATTGGTTGGCAATGTGGTTAAACTCTAAATTGTTTTTGTCATCGCCTGTAATCTTATTGAAAAGATGCGTAGGCATAATGTTTGCCAACGCGTGGAAAAAATGCGTAAGGTTATCGCCTTCTTGTAATTCTTGTTGGTCAATGTGAAAATCACTTTCGCTATCTTCATCAAAGAGTTCCGCAATTTTTCCACTTAACATTGCCGCATAATGTAAATGTTTTTCGGTCTGTGCCATAATTGAAATTTGTTTTAAAAGCCCACGCTAAATTTATTTTTTACAGACACCTAACAGCAGGTAGGCAAAATGCCGCTATGAGCCTGAGTGCTTTGATATTTACATTTGTGGTAAGCGTCACTATCGCCTACCTGCAAACCGTTAGCGGAAAATGCTACATCCACTCATCCAACGGAACATTTTTAGTTTTAAATTTTTTGCCTTGAACTGTTAGCACGTAGTCAAAATTTGCTCTTTGCCAATTACTTTGGTGTATCAACCCCATTCTAACCAATCGAAACAAAATAGACGAATTAAATGTGAACTCACCTTTTGCAGAACAACAAGTAACTGTTGATGTACAAGATTGTGTTATCAATTGCCATCCATTTTGAAGACAAAAAACAATCATATTTTGTTTTGGAGTTAGTTTTAATTTAACCGCATCATCCGCTAACACGTGTTTTGCGTCAGGCGGGGTTTCGTGGTTAATTGCAGTTTGTGTTTTCATAATTTAATTTTGTTTAAGTTGAAAGTTTGCGGTTTTCAAACCCGCCCGAACGCAAAGCACCTTAACGTTGTAGGCAATTGCCTTGCTATAAAAGCGTATTGCCACATTTTCCGCAAAAGTCTTGAACTTTACTGTTTACCCTGTTATTTTCGCAATCGCAAGGCAACTGTTCGCTTCGCCCTACAACAGGGGCTATATGTAATACTTGGATCATTGCTTCGTAAATAACTTCAAGTTGATTTGAGTTAAATTCTTGCTCAACGCTTGTAAAGTTTCCAAATGTATTTAATGCTTCTAATAATATTTTTTCTTTATCCATTTCTATTAAGTTTTATCGTTAATAAATCGTACTACATATAGCCCCAAACCGTTAGCTGCAAGCTGGCAGACTAATCCACGCAATAACGCTTCCGTTTGTATGTTGTGGTCGCATATCATTAACCCAAACAATTACCCGATTATCTTCAAGCCTTAAATGACATACATCCATTTTACCATAGTCGGTTAATATTAGCACTGGTTTACCAAATTCGGGTAATTGTTTTTCTACTGGAATCCAGCCAGCAGCTAACACAGTATTGCCGACAATTGCGGGTTCTGTGGTAGGTTCAACTTTTTGTTTTTTATTGTTCATTTGTGCAAATTTTGAAGTTTTTTAATTCTAATTCCGCAACTGCGGCAATACTCGGAACGTTAGCACCAATACTACGAGTGTGCTGCAAAAACCTGATTATCCCTTAATCGTATTTGTTCTCTTATCTTTTCGGCTAATTGTTCTACTTCGTCAGAATAAGAACATATAACAGTTCCGTCCTCTTTTTTTAAGGCTATAGGCATTGCGTTTGCGTATAAGTCAAATAGTGCCTTAAATAGTTCTTTTCTGTGGCTATCATTCAAAATAGCTTCTCTTTGTTTTTGGTAATATTTTTGGTCTTTCATTCTATTTATATTTTGTTGTTAATAATCCGTACTGGTGCTAACAGCAAATAAGCAAAACTCCGCTATCGCTACGCTTCGCCTATTTGCAAACCGTTAGCGGTCATTGCCGCCAAGCCCAAGTCCCTTAATTATCCTTTCCATAAAGTCGCCACTTTTTTTCACATCGCAAGTTTCGTTAAACCATTTTTCGTCCTCTTCATTTTCAGGAAAAACAATGTTGCACCTCATAGCAGTTTCCCTTAGAAGCGGCAACGAACCGCTAACATCGGGTTGGGCTAAATTTTTATTGGCTACGAGTTGCGCGTATTCGGAAAGGATAATTGATACTTTCCCTTTCGTGTAGAACTCTTCCCCTTCATCATTAGTATAGTCTGGTGTCCACATTTTCAAAACTTCCATTTCTCTTGTCATGCTATTTATATTTAGTCGTTAATAATCCGCCAATAAAAACTTCGCCAACCCGTCCACCGTTATAGCACATTAAAACGATGCTATAACAGCGCATAAGAGAAGTTAAGGCTTAGATAGTGCTTCGAGCAAAGATTCTGCATGAAGAACAGCCAACTCACTAATACCACTTGGTGAGAATGTCATACTTCCTCCTTGTGTCATTCCTCCGTTACAATTTGCTAATAATCCTTGCATCGCTAATCCTGCAAAATACTCCTTCTTAGTTAAACCATATTGGGTAAAACTTCCATTAGGATCAAGCATAGAATCTATGTATTCTTTACCTTTAATTCTAGCATTCGTTTGCTGTTCTGTTTCCTTTTCCATAATCTAATTTTTTTAATTTGTTTCGCCTTAACTTCTCCTATGCGCCTACCGTTAGCGGCAAGCGTAGGACACCACTCCGAATAAACAGCATCCTACACAAACCGAAAAAGGCTACACAATTTCTCTCAAGTGCCGTAAATTGCTTTCTGCCTTTTCATTTAGGTCATTCAAACTGTAAAGCAAACGAATGATTTCTTCCGTTACGCTTTCGGGCTGTTTTTCTTCCATAGCTTCTTTAAGCGTTGAAGGTTCGTCATACCTTTTAATCGTTTGCAATTTGCTTTTAGTTTCGCATACAATACCATCGTAGCGATTTACGGCACTTTGTAACCTTTCGATAATCACATTCAATTCAGGTTGATGAACCGAAGTAGGCATATCTTCTGTTAATACTTCTGGCGCAATTTGAATTACTTTTTCATAATGCACTTCTCCACCCTGAGTTACTTTCAGAATGTCACCGATTTTCAATTTACTTTTGTCCATATTTTTTTAATTAAAATTGTTATCAAAAACTGCCACCAGCTGTATAAACCGCAGGTACCGGATAGAATACTCATTGTATCTCCCTCCATTCCTCTGGTGGCGTATCATTCACCATGGTTTCAATCTCAGCAGCAGGGGGGATGATAACCTCAGTGTCCCCTTGCCGGATGTCAACTGACCCATTACTACCGATGTAGTGTTGTTCTGTTATTCGTACCAGTACCGGTACAGGTACAACAACGGTGTACCATTTGGTTACTATAAAGTTATTCTTCGTCATGTGGTTTATGTTGTAGGTGTTGGAATAAGAATTTTTGTGCAGGGTTTCTTCCCCATATGAAGGGATAGAATTTTACGTTATGCTTTTTGATGGTCTGATTGTATTCTATTGCAGAAGTGACTAACGACTGAAGCATTTTACCGTATTCTGTATTCCATGGATTGGGTTTCTTTGCATTAATCCAAGATATAGGATGTAGTAGTGACGTATAGATGACTACGTTGCGTTTGTGTGTTTTGGCGAAGTTTATCGCCCATATACAGGCAAGATACTCATAGATTTTTAGTCCACCGGTATATAATCGTGGGGAATGGTATAGTATCTTTTTATTGGTAGTAACAATAAACCACCCTGTTTTATACTTAGTGTGGAATGTAGCATCTACATAGATGGCATTTTTAACAGGTTCCATGCCGTATCTGTGTAGTTGTGTTGCTACTTGTCTTTCTGTGAGTGGTATTCTATCGTGTCTTATTCGTTTAGTCACAATGTCCAGTATTTTAGTTCGTAGAATTTATCTTGTTTCTTTGGATTAAAGGGTGTAAAGGTTGGAGGTTTAAACCATTCAACTTTGACTTGTGGTACAAAGTCTCTAAACGCCTTTTCCAAGCTTTTTCGTTTGATATAGCTTCGGTATGTTTGTATATTGATTCCTTCAATTTTTCTTCTAATTGATTCGTTTCGTTGTTCAATTTGTTGTATTGAATTACGATATCGTTCAATTCTTTCTCTAATTGATTGCTCATGCGCTGTCATACGTTATGTATTCTGAAAGGTTACATTTTTTTCACCAGGAGGCATATATCTTTTGTCCTGATACAGTACATGAGTTTGTTTTCGATGTAAATGGCGTACATTCTGTTTGGTTTAAATACTACCGTGTCGTATTGTTCTACGCCTTGCGCCATCATAGATTCATCTATGTGGATAATCGTGCCAAACATATCCTTTCTATCGTCTTTATGCACCAATGTAAGCCCTTTGTGTTCGGTGTCCTTTTTTATTTCTTGAACCAAGTTCCATCCCTGTTGCATGTGTATGAATCCTGATCGTACTTTGCAATAGATATTTTCATAGATTACTTTGTACGTTCCGTCGTCTTGTTTTTTGTCTATAGTAGTGTGGTTTACATATACTATATCGCCAATTTCTATATCAATTTTCCGTTCAAAAGCACCTTCAGGGCATGTCATCCTTGGCAGAGACATTACAACTGCTTTCTGGACACAGTTTTCTTCAGCGTATGGTCTGAAGGAAGTGTCTTTGAAGATTGAGATGTTACCGAGTTGAATAGTTTCGTTTTGGGTTTTCTCCATTTTAACGCCTACATAGTTATATAGGGGTTGGATTTTTGGGATATTAGATTCCATTGTATTTTATCTTGTTCAATTATTTCCGGCGCTTCAGTGACTCTTGATACGTTTTGAGATATATAGTGGTGTGCATATAGACCTTTTACAAGGCATTGTTGGTATCCGAGTTGTCTTGCAAGGTCGAATATCCAATTATCCCCGAACCATATTTTTAACGTCTCAGGAATAGGGAACACGAATTCTAATAGCGTTTGGTCAAGGACTAAGAATACTCCTGGTATTCCCCCATCTACATTTATGAGTTGGATGTTCTTTGTATCCGCTTCGTTGAACTTTTCTACATGGCACCACGTGGGGCATGGGACGGTCATAGGGTTTTCTTTTTCTACTTTATTCAATACTTTAAGCCAATCGGGATGAAGTACTAAGTCTGAATTCATTATGCAACATCTTTCGTATTTATTTACCAATGCGAAATCCATTATTTGGTTCCATGCTGGGTTAACGTATATGTTTTGTGGGTTAATGATAAGGTGTACGTTGTCTCTTTCACTGTAATCCATAAGCATAGATAACATGTCATGTTCGCACCCGTTACTTATTAGTAATAAGTCTGCACCGGCAGATAGGACGCTTTCTATCGCTTCACGGGTATGTTTTAAACCGTATAAACAGGGTATGCCGACTATAGTGTTCAATTAAGGATACACTTCAATGATGAAAGTAGTATTTAATAATACTCCGTTTTGCAAACTAAACGCTATTTCTCCATATTTATACGTTTCTATATTAATATGTGTAGCAGTCATCCCATGTGTAACTAATCCTGTGGATACGCCTCCACCAATGGTTACAATCGTTTTTGTTACGTCAAAAGTACCTAAGTATCGGTATTGGCCTACACTACCATACGTATAAGAACGGCTACCTTCTAATGTATCTTCTAACACTTCTGCTGTAGGGGCATTTGTGCCTGATTGAGTAATTAATGCTTTATATCTTCTTACCACGCCAACTGCCGAAAGTACTGCATCAAGGTCAATGGCGTAAATGTATTCTTTACCGTTAATATCTTGTACTACTGACCTTGTGGCATCCCTGTAATCTTCTGTTACAGAAACAATGTCTTTCGTGTCTATTCTGTAGTTAGTGTCCTTACCGATTAAGTCACTACCAATGCCTACAATAGTGCCTGAGAGTGTTTTGTCCCATTCCGGACGGTACAGTACGTCTAATCCCGTTCCGCTTAATGTCAGCGTCCGTGATTCATTCGCAAAGGCATACACTATATCGGTATTAGTGGCACCTTCAGTTACGTTAAGGATTCGCGCCTTGTTAAGCAGAATACGTGTAGAATCTATCGTTTGATTCCCTACTGCCAGTAATGTTGCATCAAGTAAATTTGCCATGATTATAGTTTTATAAAGTCTTTAGTGCTGTTGAAAGTTAATTCTAAACCGTCGGTTCCTTCGTTAATTGATTTGTAAAGGTAGTCTTGTTCTCCAATTTTCACCCATATAACATAGCGAAGAATACCGAATTCCTTGTGGTGGTCAATATCTGTAGTAATCGCTGATACAATGGCGCGGCCATGTCCCCCTAAATTCACTAACCCACCAACCTTGTAATTGGCAGATTCACCCCATTTGATACGGATAATACTATTGGAAACTACTTCACTTTTCATTTCTTTAACTTCTTTTTACGTAGATCATTGTCCTTCGGTGAGGACTTATCTAATGCACCAACCTTATCTTTGAAATTACGAATTTTATAGTTTCCACCAATTCCAGAAATATCCTCAGCACGCCAATATCCACCAACACCACCAGATGTATCACCTTTACTCCTATATGTATCCCCACGGTATTGTCCTGTTTTATCCGTACCTGAGATGTTTTTCTTTCCTGAACCTTTTTCGTACAGTTGCCCCCCTGTATCTATACGACGGGTTGAATTTAGATTAGATAGACCATTACCTGAATTAATTTTAAATTTACTCTTAGACTTTGTGAAACCCCCTTGTCCATCAGGACGAAAAGATGCTACTTTGATTTTTTTAAGTCCCCCTCGTTTGTTTTTAATCAAAGTCACTCTGTTATATCCCTTCCTATCCCTTACTTTAGTCCCTTCTTCTCCACCTTTGGCCTTACCTCCCGTGTCTAATGTCTCATCCTCTTTGGCCTTAACTGTGGTCGTTCGTCTTTTAAAGACTTTATTGAGAATGTTTCTTTTTCCATAATATGCTGTCGTTTTATGGGATGTACCCGTTTCTCCTGTAGTGGATGAACCTGACTTATCCCCTTTGGGTTGTTCGTCCTTCATGTTTCGGATAATATTTGCAGTCCCCGTCGTGAAACCGTATTTCCCAGCAGTTTCCTTTTCAAGTGTTTCAGACTGGTCTTTCTTTAATCCCCCAGCGTATGTCTCACTACCTTTATGTTTACTTGAACCATCTTTCTGGCCTATAATAACATTTACGTTCAGGTCTTTCTCTTGTTTACCTTCTCCTTGTGCAGTACTTTTAACACTACTTTCTACATATCCGTATGTAGTTCTGCGCTTATTCCTTTTTCTCAGCCTGTCCATAAATGATAATTTTTACAAAGATAACATTTTTTGTTTCACCTTATTCTTCGTTTAGTGAATAATGGTTTGGGTTTTGTTCCTTCCTTCATTGATTGTGAAATCTTTTTTCTGGTAAAGTCTTTGGCACCAATATAGGCTAACATAGATGCTACCGTTAAGTCATACTTAGTCCAATCTCCAGGTTCAAATTTTAACCAATCATGTAGTAAATCTTCCAAACTACAAGTTCCGTTAAGACTGCGTACTATATCTACTTCAGGGATACCTAATTTAGTTAATTGTGTTTCTATAGTTATTTCTCCAATAAAATCATGGATATACCCATGTAGTCTATCCATCAATGTCTCTCTGACAAACTCTCCTGCTGTACTAATCCCTTCAACGGGTTTTGATGCTTTGTCTCTATTGAGTATTGATTGTTTTGTTTTTTTTATAAATCCCCCGTGTCCGGATTCCCGAAGGTAATTAATAAGTCCTGGCTTTTGGTTTTCTATGAGTAAGTCCCAAGAATAGAACATTGCTACTTTCAACGCATCATCCCAAAAAAGTTTCGGGGTTTCTCTCCTGTAACAGTATGAGAACACGAAACAGTTACTTTTGAATATATCCATTGGTTCATAAGCTCTAAACCCTACAATCGCAGCGTTAGACCTTCTTGTATCTACAGTGGTTTTATGGTCGAATGGGTCAACACCTATACATCCTGATTCTGTAAATTTAGGTTTCCTTCCTGTCATATCCTGTGTGAAACAGTTTCTGTCTTGTGGTAATGGCATCCACCCCACTTTGAATAATCCTTCAGAATCGTCCACAAATCTTACTACAGTTCTTTCGTCATTTTCAAATAGAAAATTTCCTACTCTATAAGGAACCGATACAACTGAGGCATTGTGTTCCAACTGTTCGTATATCTTATCAGCAGGAAACCCCTCACCTTTACTGTCAAGGATAAATGCTTCCATGACGTTTGTAGGGTATTTTCTCTTTTCCTCATTGAGTTTTGTACCTGTTAGTTTAGTTCTTTTGCTTTTAAGATAGTCCAAGGCACCAATGGTTTCCGTTTCTCCTTCATTGTTAGTGAATGGTTTTAATGGTGTTTCAATTACTGAATATCCATATTCATCAATGAATCCACTTAGTCCGTGTTGCGCTGGTTTGAAGTATCTGTATAATCCTGAAATAGTCCTTCCATCGTCTTTCCTATTGTTTGCGTCTGAATCCCTCCATAGATTTGCAACAGGTTCACCCCCTGCCCTGTTTGTTTCTTCTACAGTAGATGAAAGGTATGCTTTACCTACAATGGTTTTTCCAACTTCTAAGCATGGTTTCAAAATGTACCACCGTGATTCTGGGTTTGCATTTGATGGTTTTCCTATCTCATCCTGATAGTTCCTGAATTGTCGTGTTCCATCGTATGCTTCTTCTTTAGATGATTCATAATCAATGAAACTATTAAGTACGTTTTTGTAGGTTTTCTTTTCGCCTTTTGTGCTTCTGCGTGCGGGTTCTTCAAACTTTAATGCTTTTTGTGGTGAAGTCTGCCCTGAGTCAATAGGTTTCCAAAAGTCAGGTAATTTCTTCCAACTTTTTACCATCTTCAGGAAGATACGTAAAGCATCAATGTCTGTCTTAGATTGAATCCCTGATTGCTCATCCTTCACTAAGGACGTTGCTTCATATAGGATACATGAACCTTTATATGTTTTTCCTGAACGTCTATCGGAAATGAATAATAATCCGTAACAGTTTTTATCTTTAACACATAAGTCCCAAACGTAAAAGAAGTCTCTGTCAGATTCGCGCCATTCCGGAAGGTCTTTGCCAATGTACCAATATGTGAGGTAAAAATAATGTAACCCTGTTATGTATTCTATCTTCCCATTATTATAAAAGAAGATACCGTTTTTTCTTCTGTCAAGTTCCCTAATGTATAACTGTTCTTGTTCTTGTACTGATAAGGCATTCCAACGGAGATGGTCTTTCGGTGCTTTCCACTTGTGATTGTACTTTTGGTTAGAATTAAGGATTTGAGAAACTTCTGGTGGTTCTGGTAGGTGTATTTTGTATTTATACCCTGTCCCATCGTCAATCTCCCTGATTTTTTTAAAATCCTTAACCGATTCCATTAGACGTATTTTTCAAGGAATGTCCCTGCATCGTTGTTTTGATTCCCTAATTGTGCTGAAGTATCTGGTGTGAGTTCCTTTTCAAGTAACTTCATTGTTTCAATCATCTTAGGCATCTTATCAATGAGAATCATCACTCTGTCGAATGCTTTATCTGAACTTTTAGTTAAGGATGTATATGACAATAAATCAACTTCTTGTTCTTCCCCTTCATTGGATATTGTTACAGGGTTATTAAGTAGTTCTCCTAATGCGTCTAATTGTTTTCTGAGTCCGTTGTATAACGAACCCATTGAACTTATCGCTGATAGGTTTCTAATGTGTAGAATCAGGATGTCAATATATTCCTGATCTGAACATTTTGGTGGCCGTTTAATGTTCATCTTCTGTAATGATTACACCATAAGCGTCTATCTGCCGGATTAGTTTAAAATCTTTGGTCCCGTCACCTAAGTCCAATGCAATATTGTATGTGTTGTTTTTGTTGTACGCCAATATTTCACCGTCATTAACTTGTCTGGTGTATTGTCCGTACCCTTCACCGGCACTGAGTACTTTTCCCACACTGGGATATATTGTTTCCTCTGCTGTTTCAGGGATAATAATGCCTGAACGTGTTTTTCTTTCGTTTACTACAGGGTCTATCAGAATGTAGTCGTTAAGTGCTTTGAATGATTTGATTCTCATTTTTGTGAATTATAGTGGTAAAAATATACCGGTTTATTTATGTGTACTGCTGTTTTAATTAACTTGGAATTCTTTAAATTTAGTAACTGTTGAACGTCGCTACCGTTATCTGCTCTTTGTTTCCTGCCCCCACCATTACCCCAAATAACAGGAAAAGGTACCTGAAGCATGTATTTTCTTTTGATAGCGCACAGATGACCGGGACTCTTTTTCATTATCTTTAATCCCGTATTGCAGTCCTCATTCTCATAAAACTGTCCTCTGTCAGTGGAAGGGTCATGCTGATAGATGATGTGTGAATATAGTTTATCATCAATGAATGTTTTTGCTTCAATAGTAACACAATCAACGTCTGGGTTTGCCTCTATCTTTTCAATGATTTGAGTTAAATAATCATTAGTAATAATATCGTCATCATCAATAGATATAACGTATTCAGCGTTAGACCGAATGGTACACTTGTTTCTTTTTCCTCCGATTGGTATTAATCCCCCGTCCCTTTCAATAATTAGTTGAACTTTATCCGCTAATCCGTTACGGGCAATTTGTGTATTAAGTATTGATATTAATGTGGAAAATTCTTTTACTCTGGATTGTATTGTAGCAATACACACAGCTAACATGTATTTATGTTCTAATTCTTTACAAGCCAATGACTGCATGATAGTTTTCATGGTGTTATGGTCATATTCAGCCCGTATTGATTCCATCATATCTTCAGAAGATTTGTTCTTTAAAGACTCCTTCGGGAATTTTCGTTCACCGGTTTCCTGAATGTATGTTGGATTGATTAATTTGTATGGTTTAGGTACCACTGTTTTTTCATTACTAACATAGTTTCTAATATTGCTTTTATGGACGTGGTATGATTTGATAGAACACGAAGGGTTTTCTACTTTGTATCCTACTGATTCTATTTCATAGGCTATACGGTTATCGCATCCTGGCATTCCGAAGTGAAAGTCTCCTTTAACATCCCTTATTACACCCCTGAATATCCAACAATCCTGACTATCCCAAGAAGCATGATGTTTGATTTCATTACCGTTTACGTCCCAACGGGATAAAGCAAAACATCTATCTTTCGTTAGGTATGCGTTAATCAATTTTAAATCTTCGTCTTTGAAGTAAATATCTGCATTAGCAATTATTGTTATTGTGTTTGCATCAGGCATGGTGTCACAGGCTACACGGAATGCGTCGTTATATGTTGGCCTTGAATCTAATTTTTTGATTCTAATTTTCGGGGATGAAACATTAGTCACGTCTTCGTCAACAATCAATACTATTAAGTCAATAAGTTCTGTCGCTGAATTTTCTGCAAGAACTTTCAGAATCTCATAATTTCGTTCTTTGTTTGAGTCTTTATAAAAGGGGACAATGAGTTGTATTGTGCTATTAATCATATTGAGTAAGTATTGATTTGACTATTTCTTCACTATGGTATTTGTCTATGGCATGGTATCCAAGTGAACCGTAATATCTAATAGATTCTACTGAGAATTCGCTGCATACGTCTCTGGGTGCTAATTTCATTCCTATTTCTAAAAGTTTATTAGAAAAGAATACATCTTCGTTTCCATGAACTACTTCATTGTATCCGTCTAATTCGTCGTGGATACATATTAGCATGGCAAGAGGGCATCTTAGACTTAACCCCCCGTTACCTCCGTGTTGTTGAAATGGCCATGGCGCACCTACATAATCCCATTTAAAGAATTCTTCAATACCTTCCCTGAGAAGTCCTGAATCGTGTTGAAAAATGAGTACACGATCATAACCTGTAAATTTTTCCCAGAAGTATTCTGAAGTAAGGAGGTTGTTATAATCTGATATAGAAAATTGTTTCTTTTGAATTTTTGGGTCTAATTCAAATTCGATGTTAAGTTTTTCTGCGATATGTTTGTTTTCTTTGGAACCGTATAGAAAAATGTCGGTATCCGGTGGTAAGAATTTTCTATGACAATCTATAGTGATATGTAAGTCATTCAACGGTCTTGTTTCTATGATAATGGCTGCTAAACTCATATTAGTACCTTATTGTAGTTAATGTGATTTTGCATGAATTTCGGCATTATTGTCTTATCGAATGGAACTGCTTGTTTCCATATATCTCTTGATGCAGGATGGTAACAGTCCTCAGTATTGGTTTCTGGATTCCAGTCCATTACTTTTTGCAAGTATGATTCTATGGAACCGTGTAAAGATAGTATTTCAGATTTATGTCCATGTATATCCAATTTATATTTTATAACTTCTTTTGACTGACTATATCCCATGTGTAAGTAAGGACATTCGATTACAAGCATTCCATTTCCTGTCCCTTTTGAGAATCTTACAGGGGTGAACCAATCTATCATCTGCCAGTTGAAAGACCTCCATAGGTCTATTTTACCACTTACGCCAAAAGTTTTATGTATTTTATCATCATAGACAGTTTTAATTGAAGATTCTAATTTCTCAGGGAACCATACTTCGTCTGCATCTGAAGTAAATACAATGTCGTTGTTATAGGCAAGTCTTTGACCATATCCACGGTGTTCCCCTTCATTTCCAGCAACGATATCTGTCCAAAATAATTTGTTTTTAGCTGTATCTGTTGCAATCTGATATAATTCTTCTTTTGAATCAGGATTATAGAGGTTAGTCATGAATCCGTATGAAGGTCTTTGTGAATATAATACATGGATTTCGTCAACAAGATTAACGTAACTTAGTATGCTTACTTCTAAGTATTCTTTTCCGTAATGTAGAGGGATGTATGCTGCAATTTTCATACTGTATGTAGTTTCAGTATATTAGTTGCCATCATGTAGAAAGTATAGTCATTCATACATCTTTTGGCCGCTTGTTTTCCAATCTTTTCCGCTAAAAATGGATTCTCTAAGTAGTATCGTGTTTTGTCAATCAAGTCCTTTGTATCATGGAATACGACAACTTCATTGTTTATATCCCAATCTTTTTCAATATCCGGATAATGATGGGTAATTATCAGCATACCACAGGCTGCCATGCGTATCATCCTATCAGAGAAATACCGTTCATACGCAAAGTGACTGATGTTTATTCCTATTTTAGCCCCTCTGTAAATGGATGCTTCTAATGGTTGGCTGTCGTTACATTCTGCTTCTACAGTTTTATGCCCCACGCCCCATACATGGAATGATTCCCCAAATTCAGATTTCAGATTATTTACTGCTTCTAATCTGAATTTGCTCAAAGGGAACATATTTCCGTAATTATTCCCCATGAAGATTACTGGTGCAGTTTTAATCTTTAATCCATGGGTGTTGTATATTGTTGCGTCAATGCCTATCTGAAGGTATTCTGCGTTGTATCCTTTTGCCCTAAATTCCCTTACGTTAGTCATATTGCTAAACGCAGTGGTAACGAACGGTGCCACATCAACGTACCATTGTGGTATTGGACTTCTAACGTCCCCAGTCCAATTAATAACATGTGATATTCCGCTTAATGCTTCAAAGGTTTCTTTGAGAAGTATATTTTCTCTTTGTACTTGAATGAAGATAATGTCAGGGTTCAACCTTGTTGCTATATCTACGGCAACGGCATTAAGGTCTGGTGTAGATGTTGGTAGTTCGGTAAGTTCACAGATATCGGCAAGTGCCTGACTTAATCCGGAAGAATGGTTAGGTTTAACCATTAACCCGATATGTAATACTTTCATTTAAATTCAATTTAAGTATCGCAAATGTATAAAAAAAAACGCTCCAACAAAAAAAATGTTGAAGCGTTTTTATGTTAGATTTCAGCTTATACTAACAGGTATCCTGTTTCTGATGTTCCGGTTGGGATATTTGTCGAGAAAGTGATTGTTGTCACATCTGTAGTGGCATTGTAACTTGAACTTGAAACAACAAGTATTCTGTCGTTATTTGTACCGAGCATAGATACCACAACTCCATTGGTGAAGATAGATGTCTTATCGCTTTCAAAACTTGCCAATGATATAGTATCATTTGTAGCGTTTACCACGTCGAATTCATAGGCTGTGGAACCTGCTTTTTGGAATTGGCGTACAGTAATGGCTGATTCTGTTTCACTGGTGTCAAGTTTTTCCAATCCGGCACCTTGGTTGTCGTATAGAATAACAGCATAGTTATCTGAAGGGTCTGTATCAATATGGCGTATTCTATTAATGTTTACGTATATGGTAAGACTGTTTGATAACAATACACTAATCAGGGTATCTGAGTAGGTGGCTATGCTTGACGGGGAATCAGTAACAACCACGGATTTTCTGATTCCGTCGGCTTGTTCAAAGTAGTACACTGCTGCACCTAATGTATCTGTGGCTATTTTGGTAATATCAGTATCCAATACTTGGAAACTTCCAGAACCGTCTGCTAAATTAAGAATGATAGTTTTTGCCATTTCAATAGTTTTTTGATGCTACAAAGATATGTATTCTTTTTGAATCATTTTTTACGGTTTGCATCCTTTCTATTTTTGACCATATTCCCCATTCTTAGTTTACCGTCTTGTCCTCTGACAAGTTCTTTTCCTGTACCGGCACGTTTACCATACACTCCGAGTTCTCTTGCTTTCTTATTGTGTTCGGATCGGTATTCTACTTTCCCTTTTTGGTACTTTTTATCATAGGCAAGTTTTTTAGCTCTTGCCAGTTTGTTTTTCCTGTAGTACTTCGTTGTGGGTGAAGCTGCACCATCAGTGACTAACTTTGTCCCTGCTATCTTATTTCGCATGAGACAAAGATACTGATATTATGCTTCAGGATATCTACATATTCCGTAAGGATGATTATTTCTGTTGAAAATATATGTAAAGAACTCGTTTATCTGTTCAAGACGGTTTCCCCAATTTTCCCAAGAAAGTTTATTTTTGTCAATAAATATTACAGCGGAATTGTCAGTTCTACTGGATTGATGTATAGAGTAATAATACTTTACACCTTTAACTTTAATTTCCCCGTAACCATATATGTGTTTAGTTAGTTTACCCACTGTTAGTATTTTTAGTGTACTTATTTCTGGGAACACATATCCTCTTGCATAGATATACGTCTGACCTGGAATGGTATCTGTTTCAGCAAGTTTTTCATAATTATTCAATAGACTGTCAAGTGATATTACTTTAAGTTCATGTTTACGGGCTTCGTTTTTTTTGTAGTATTTGTATGCGTTTTTCCACACAATGGCATCTGCATTGGTAATACAAAGGAACAATACTGCTGTAAGAATTACTTTTAGAGTTTTCATGGTTTCTGATTTTTGGTTAAACATAGTAGGTTTAACGATGGTGTCTGACTAAAGGTTACAAAAAAAATCAGATTTTTGGTGCGCTCATGAATCCAGACTTATACGCTGCGACTATTTCAGTAATAGTCATAGCGTTATGTTTCTTTAAAGCCCTTGTTTTTTCTCTTTGGTATGTCTGTCGTGCTAAGATTTTTTCATTAGCTGGCACCATTTTATTGAAACGTATATCGCAAAGGTATAACCAATGTTTTATTGGTTCGATGTCATACGGGTGAACATAGAAGTTTCCGTCTGAAGTATCAAAATCTGCGACATATTCTAAGAAGATAGAATCAAAGGATTCTCCCTGTTGAATAGCAATGTATCCTTCGTTTGGGAATATCTTATAGTATCCCCAGTAATTTCTACCGGAACCCACGCCATAGTCTGTAGGGAATGTATTTTGGAACTCAGTATAAGTCAGGAAAGGATATAACCCGTTATGGTCTGTAAATTGTGGCGTTGTCCTCACTCCACAGTCATTCGGTTGTGGCATTGGCATATTACTATTAAGTCCTAATGCAAGCTTTTGTCCGTTTTTAGAAAGGTAAATCTTTCTGTAATCTACATAATCTGACGGAAGGATGACAATATCATTATCTTCGATATCTACCTCTACTTCTTTAATGATTTGGTTCATCCCAAAGGACTGATATATATCCCTGAGTCCGTTTAATCCGTTTTGTAAAAATCTTCCGTAAGACCTATCTATTTGGTCTTTTCCTAATTCGATATAGTATTCACGGATTATTTCGTCAAGGGTGTATTTCTTCATGGTTGGTCAACATTATCGTTTACTATATCCTGTGGTGGCTCTGGCGCGAACATTTGTACTACACTCTGAATAACTATTAGTTCCATATCAGGGGGAATAGATAATTCGTCATTAACACCCAATGAAGATATTCCGAGAATCAGTTTTACGTTCATGTAGTCAGGTTTTTGACTTTTATCCATATTTGGAAATATGATTCTATTACCCTCTCTGTAGAACGGTGTTCTGTTGTGCAAAGCTCTGGCATGAAGATTTTCAAACAATTCATTAAAACCAGGAACTACTTCAGTGTATCCTGTCGCCTTTGGTTCCTTTGATGGGGCAATATGTCTGATACCTATACCATGGGGTAGGTCAATAACTTTGGCCGGTAAATCAAGGTATGACGTACATAAGTCTGAATCCCATGAAACGGGGACGTTTTTAAACACATTTGTAAGTGTTCCGTCAATAGATTGTTCGCTGTCGGTACGTGATTCAAAGTATCGAACTCTCACCACGTTTGCCAGTACTTGTTCAACGGAGAGTATAAGTTCCCTAATATCTATTTTACTGTCTGCAGATCTATGTCCCAATAACAGGAGGCATTGTTCCGCTAAACTTTTCTTGGTTGCCATATAACAAAGGTACAAAAAACAAAGTTACCCAATATAGGCACGTTGCTTAATGTAATTTTCATTTAATAGATTCAATCCTGAGAAGTATTCTGATAGGACTCTTTCCATGTCTTTTTTACTACCGTTGTACGTGAGTACTACTTTGAGAAGATTGTTCCATGAATCTTCAAAAGGTTTTTCATTCTTTGGCACGATGTCAATGACAATCCCCCCTCTAAGGATAATTTCATTTATTCTTGTAAAGTCGTTGCAGTCTAAGATAAGGATGATGTCTGATTTCACGTTGTTGAGGTTGTGGAATAATGACTTTTCAAGGAATCTTTTTCCCATTATTCGTCCTATTCCCCTGAATTGGTCGCAAAGTCCTTGGACGGTCTCTTGATGGGCTGAAATGTATTTTTCTTTAGCTTCTGGCGAATAATATCTCAGGGGTGCAATGTACCGGCCAAAGTCAACAACGTCTCTTTTCACGCTGGTGTTTACTTCTACTAATGATTCAATCTGACTTAGGAAAGTGGTGCCATATATATCACCTTTCATCATGTATGATAACATTCGTCCTACTTCGTAATACTCTTTGCACCTTATCCCAAAGATTTGCATGTTACGAATGTACGAATGTTTTTCTTGTCCTAATTACATCTGTGATATTATTCCTTGGAAATGTGATTGGTTCTTCAGTTCCGTATTTTAGTATAGATAGTAGTGTGTCGTCAATTTGACAATCTACAGATAATTTATTGAACGAAGTAACCTTCCCTGTGAAGGTGATTTTCCTTGCCCTATCAATAACATATATCTTGTCACCTACTTTCATAGATGCAAATATAAAAGTTATTTTTTAAACAAAAAACATCAAAAGTAATTTTTTAAACATTATATTCTTTGAACAACGAATTGATTCATATATTCTTCAGGCGTTTGGAATGTTATGTTCAGGGAAGTTTCTCCGAATTTCATACAGTTTGTGGTGAATTCATTGAATGTGTTGTGGTCTGCCCCTTCTAATTTGTGAGGGACTTTAATAATTTCACCGGTTTCAGGATCTGGGATTTCGTCATACCCTAAGAATCTAAGTTTAAGCCAATGGTAAGTATTATCTTCGTCCATGTCGAATCCTTGTTCATTGAGTGCGTCTGTAATCCTTGGGACTATTTCGGCAAAGAAGTATCCGTTTTGTGATTTGCTTTTTGGTCTGATACCTTTGGAAAATTTTACGTCAAGGATAATATGGTCTGAAGTTCCGAATTTATAGACTATTTGGCGCAATAACGAATCCTTATCCATTAAGGACATTTGCCATTTGTCATTTTCTTTTCGGAGGATTAATCTACCTTTGATTGTCATTTGATGATGATAACTGTAATTATTCCGGCACCGATAATTGATGATAGGAATGTAATTATTTTCCCTCTTTTTTTCACTTTCTCCTGAAGTGTTATGTTTTGTTGGATGATGTTTTCTTCTTGAAGTTTATACTTTGTGATGATGTCTCTGGCAATTACCTGTTCGTGGGTTAGCAGTTCGTTTTCTATGATGTATGAATCTTTCAAGTTATTGAGTATTCTAATACGTTCTTCTGTTGTTGCAAGCATACTGTCACATTCCTGAAGGTTTACTTTTGTTGTAGCGAATGTTTTAATTTTCGCCAAACTGAAACATCCCAGAGTATCGTTGTTTTGGATTTTCCAACCGTCAATATATTTCTGAGAGGATGCTGTCAATGTCATTCCATTTGCTACTATCAATAGCATTACGAATGGGGATGTAAATGTATTTGATTTCTTCATTGGTAGGTAGTTTTGCTAATGAGTCGTAAATTTGTTTTCTTTGGGAATGTAGTTCTGTGATTAGGCTATCATTTATTTTGATTACATATTGGTACTTTGAGTCGTCTATTATTTGTATTTGTGGCGTTGGATGTTCCGGTTTAGTCAAAAGATATGTTATGACAACCATATAGATTGCAAATAATACTGCTAATATTTTAGTGGGGTTCATTCCTGCGAATTTATGAATTTATTTTAGATTGGTAAATTCACTTTTGAAAGCAACTGATTTGAAACGTGCGTGTATATTTCCGTGGTTTTTATATTTGAGTGTCCTGCAATCTTTTGAATAATCCTTGTGTCTGTACCTGATTCAAGCATAGCGGTAAATGATGAATGCCTGAGAAGGTGGAAATGATAATCCTTGCCGATGTATTTTTTGACAATTTGGTTGCAACTTGCAGATGAATATTGATTACTGAATTGCCCGTTAAAAAGGTATTCTGTTGGTTTATATTCTTTGTAGTATTCTCTTAGCGTGGTGAGTATTGTTTGGCTTAGTGGCACGATTCTATCCTTTCTACCTTTGGCGTTTTTGATGTAAATTATCATTCTACTGGAATCAATGTCGGTTATCTTTAGGTTGATTATTTCTGAAACTCTAAGTCCTACACTAAATGCCAATGATATAATTGCTTTATGCTTTAAGTTTTCGATGTTATTGATAGACTTAATAAGGTGTTCTCTATCAATTACTCTTGGTAGTTTCTTTTCGGAACGGGGTCTGTTAAAATGAACCTTGTCGTATTTTTTGTTTAATCCGTATTTGTATAAGAATCTTATTGCGTTAATAATTTGATTCTGTTGTGATACTGATTTGAACGGATAATTGTCTAAATACTGCTGAAACTCTTTTGCGGAAACTCTTGATATATGTACTTTACTTTTTGATAGGTATTCGTCAATATAATATAAGTAAACTTTTTGTGTGTTTTCTGAATAATTTAGATATTTCAGTTTTTGTACAACGATTTTGTAAATGTCCATGCTGTAACCCCTTATTTTATTGGTATTGTTGTTATATGGTAGTTAGGTGCAATGCTAAACGACATACACCAACTCAATCTGAAATTTACCATTTTCTCGGTCAATAAATCTTTCTGCATCTTCAACTGTATCAAAGTAGTCAGCAAGGTATGCTTCTTTACTCCATCCGTAGGCTTCACCACAATAATAAGTTTGAGCCTCAAAATCTTTTACTACATATTTCTTTTCCATTTTTATTTGAATTTGTGAAAAGCACTGCACCTAACAGCGGTTTTGTGCAAGTTGCCCAACCGGCTCAATGCCCACGCTCCGCAGCCTGACACAAAGCCGCAAAACGTTGGCAGTAATGCTACGAGAACACCGACCAACTACCATCTTTCTTATTTATTTTCATTACGCCTTTCTTTGACAAATCTTTATCGTATGGATTTTCAAGAAACAAAAACTCTGTACTTTCCATTGATTTTAAAGAGTTACAATAAAATTCGCCTGTTTCAATGTTGTAGTAATTGCTATCAACTGAATAAATGCAACTACCCTTTTTTATGTAAGGGCTTTTAAATTGGTCAAATTCTTTTTTCTCAACTCCGTTTTTATCAATTATGCACCAGCGACCTTCTAAATGTTTTCTTTGTAATTCAAGTTCTTTTCGACTTTTATTTGGATAGCATTTTTTAATAAAATCATAATCATAAATTGCTTCTACATATTTAAGAAGCATAAAATAATCTTGTTTTATATCACCCCCAAATCCACCAACACGATAAAGCGATTTGCTTATTAATTCACCATTTTTTGTAAGGCAAACAAAATCATTACTATTATTATTCCACTCATTCAAATAATCTTGATTAACCTGAATAGGGGATAACTGCAAAGCACTACTGCCAACATCTGCTTTATGCAAGTGGGGCTGAACTGCTAAATTGAACATTTGTAATTCTATCATCTTTTGTACTTTATTTAAACATTAGTTTTTCAAATTCCCCACCTGACATAAAGCAGTGGGCGTTATGCTCCATTGCTACGGAAGTACTCAGAATTAGCATTTGAGATAACATTTTTATTCTTTTCTTCCTTCGCTTTGAAATAAGAAACAAGAATACTTTCAACCGTGTTATTAAAACTTGGTCTGTTTGTTTCTTCCCGTTCTTTTTCTATTGCTTCAACTAACCAATCGTTTTTGTCAGTTAGTTTTAATGATATTCTCTTACTCATATTACCACCAAATTCTTAATCCAATACACCAATTTTCTTCTGCATCCTTATATGAATACATATTAGATAACAAACCAAGTTCTTCTATTTTAACTTGTGCTTTTTCTAAAGAACGCCTCAATAAACCATCCATATTTGGTGCGTTACCAATATGCAATTCATTTTTACCTTCTTTAGCAGCATCAACCAATCTTTTCTCTAAATTAATTAATTTGCTGTTAGCCATTTCTTCAATAGCTTGTTCAACAGTCTGCTTTGTGTTTTTCGCAGTAATTTCTTTAAGTTTATCTGTTGTAATCATAATTATCTTGTTTTATTAATTTATACGTCAAAGGTAATACTTTTGTTTCAAATAACCTAATCTTTTTTCAATTATTTTTTAAAGCGTTGATAATCAGCCACCACACAAAAGAATAAAAATGTTTGTAGTGCTTCGATTGAAAGAATGTACTAAATTGACCGCAACGAGAGCATAACACGTGCTATAAGCAAGTTTGCCAATAACATTTGTGCTAAATTTGAACATTTCTGCAAGGCAAACCTGCTCATAGCACCATACGTTGTGCGTAATTAAAGTATCTCTACCAATTTACCACTTTCCAATATTTTGGTTAGGCAATTGCCACACCTATTTTGTACTGCCGATTCTCCAATAACTTGAAACCTAATCAAGTCATTTAATTTATGATATTCGCCACATCCTAAGCAATTATAACTACGCACAACATTATGTATAGCACATTGCTTTTCTACCTTTTTGCTAAATAATTTCTTAATCCAGTTCATATTGTTTTTAATTTAGGTTAGTTGTGGCAACGTGCCATACACTCGTCCGTTAGCCGTAATGCCGTTAGACATCATCATCACCTTTGACAAGTTCCAACTGACCGACATAGAAATCGCCACAATCTTTTTTATATGCAATGTTTTTTTGCTTAAATGTTTCTTCTAAATCAGCTTGACATAAGCAATAATCAAGTTCAAGCGTATTGTAATAGTCCTCTTTTATTGGCAAAAAACCAAAGTGAGTTTCAAATTCTCGTGGCGTTCCTATTTCTACTTCGCCTCTATTTATTACTACGATATGGCACATACGGCTAACAGCGTGTTTATGCAAGCGGGCGGACAGCTTGCGGTTAATATTTAAGTTCGTGCTATGCCCGCCTGACATAAACACGCAAAACGTTAGGCGTAATGCTAATCAACCGAAATTAATTTAGCATAGACCATTTTTGTATCGAAATGTTCCTCCAAAACTTTAGTTATTTCTTCTATTGAAATATCATCAGCATTTTTAGGGTTAAATCCATATTCCCATTTACAATATTCATCATCTATTGTAATGATAAAAGCACTACGCCTAACAGCACCTAAATCGCTATTGGCTGTTTTGTGGTTAATTGATTTTTCGTGTTCCATTGTTACTTTATTTTAAGTTGATAATTCTTTGTTTTAAATCGCCAACAGCGTTTAGCTGCGGAACCGTTATAAAACAGTTTGCTATTCAAATTTATCACTCCAACATTTCATACTGCAACACGGGGCATACTTGCTATTCATCGGCTTACCGCAATCGCAAACCGATTTTATAACATGGGCTAAACCCAATGCTTGCATTATCGTTTCATAATAAAATCCCAAATTACATTCTTCATTTTGTACTCCTTTTTCATATACTTTAAACAGTAGTTTCTCTATTTGCTTTCTTTTTTGCTTTGCCATTTCAATTAAATTTTGTTGTTAATAGTCGCACTGTGTTTAGCCCCGTTCCGTTATGCTCCATTGCTACGGAACTACTCCGAATTAGCATTTGTGGTAACATTTTTATTCTTTTCTTCCTTCGCTTTAAAATAAGAAACAAGAATACTTTCAACAGTATTGTTAAAACTCGGTCTATTGGTTTGCTCCTGTTCTTTATTTATCGCTTCAACTAACCAATCGTTTTTGTCGGTTAGTTTTAATGATATTCTTTTACTCATTTGTTTTCACCTTAATTTCCCACCATTCGTAAAAATCCATTCCTGATTTACCTAAACTTTCACCAACAATTGCTGGTTCATCTGTCATTCCTTCCATGTAACCATCATTATATGCTTCATCAGCAATATTTTTAATGAAATCAGTAGCATGTTGTTCGCTCAAACCGAGTTTTACAAGTAATTCAATTCTATTTTTCATATCTTTAAATGTTGCTTATCATAAAGATTGAAACGCAATGAAAATACAAAAGGTTACAACCAAAATCAGATTCCTTTAATTTTATTCATTTCAGCATACTGAATGAGTTGTTCTTCCCTGATAGATATACCAAGTAATGCAAGAACACCCATTGCTATTTTATTGAAAGATTCTTCTGGTGCGTCAATATCAATAGATGATGATGAATCATACACCGGTCTTTCATTAGATATGATATACCCCCATACAGGGGTTTGCGGCTCCCGTAAATAAGTCAAAAACACATCCTGAATACCTTTCTTCGGATATATCTGAATGTATTCGCCAAACAATGTACATATCGGAAATTCCACTGTAGGCATTCTTATAGAGGAATCAAGATACGTAGCAACCTCATCATCTCTTACAAGGTTCACGTTTTTTTCGTAAGTTATGACGGGTCTTGTTTCTGTATTATTTGGACTATACCCACATATATTTGAATCTTTATCACCAGAATAAACTTTATATACAACCCTTAACGATGAAAAATGGAGGTACTTCCCTAACTTTGTTCCTGTTTTATCTTTGGTAGTTCCATCCGGAACGGTTATTTTACCTTCAGAGTTAGGGGATAATGGTGCGGTAACTTTCAAATGTCTGAGATTATCAATAATCTTAGTAGTCATCTCGTAAGCATATCGTGGAACGGGTCTGCCTGGTTGGTATTCTTCTTCGTTACCATACTGCTTAGAAGTCCATTCCCATAATGCCTGTCTTACAATACTATTGAACCTTACAGGGGGTATAGTGCCTTTCCCGTTTTTATTTGAAACGGTGTCAACAAATTGTTTGAAGTTATTAATATTTATCATAGTTATCTTATTTCACTCCATTTAAAGGAAGCTAATACTGAAGCATCTGTTCCGGATGTTCTTATTGCTGCAATCGTTAATATTCCACTTTCGTCACCTTGTCTATCCCAAAGTACATTTCGGCCTAATATCCCCGATTGATCTTCTAAGCTATTTTTAGACGTTGCAACGTATTCTGAGTGGACAATATGCCCATTGGTGTATGCTGTAGCTGCTATATCGTATTCCATTCCAGACTGTGTAGTATCAACATTATTCCATGAAGCATTAGTTAATAGACAGTCATGTATTACAATAAGTTTTATCGGGTTATCTGTTTGAATTGTGAAACTTAAAGGAATGTATATACCTAAGTTTGGTATTGAATTAAATGTGCTTCTTGGCCTGATAGAAATCAATGGCACTAAAGAGGTACTGATAGTTTTGGTTGTAGTTCCTCTATCTGCAACTCTGTTAAACGCTGGGATATCGAATAAATCATTTCCTCCTTCACTTTTCACTGTGGCACAGATTCCAGTCATAGTGGCTGAAGCATTTATAGGAATACGATAACAGAACCCTATACCGTTGCTTTCATTACCATATCCTATTTCCATGTAGGTATATGTAGCATCATTGTAGATTCTGTAACAGACAGGAAGATTCGGTGTTTGCCAATATCCTGTATTTCTCCTGTTGTCGTTTTTTATCTCATGGAGACAAGTTATTATCCCATCTCTATTAATCATGTATCTTATTCTACCAACTTTTAACGATTGGAAGTCTAATTCAAAGATTTGGCTTTTATCCCAACTGATATCTGTATTAGGATAATCCCATTCGGATTGTGGTACTAATGTAGTAACCGCTGTTCCTGACACGGATGAACGTAGAAAAATGAATGCAGTTCCACCACTGATAGATGCATAATTTAAGACTCCTGTAATAGATATAAACTGAGAACATCCCGGTGTATAAGGGATAGGGTAACTTGATAATACAGCACCGTCTCCGGTTCCAGTTGCCACGACTGATAATAGTGCGTGCCTTTTATCAGCGTCGTGTGTTATTGTGCCATTCCCGTTTTCAATCTTATCGAATAACTCTTCCTGAAGGTCGTAATTAAATTCAGCATCGAATCTGTCACCGTTCTCAGATACTCTTAACCGGCCAAAGGAATCTAAGTTCACGGAATCAGCGAACTTTGTTAAGACTGTTTCGTATGTTGGGATTATTTCAGGGGCTTCATATTCATCAATCCAAGATTGTATTTCCACTACATATTCTTCCAATGTTTCAAAGTCAGGGACTGTTATTTCTTGGAAAGGGATTGTTACTTCACCAACAATTAATTGGCCATTCTCTGCATATACTGATAAATCTGCTTTTGAATAAAAGCGAATATCCTTATCATTATTATTGATACGGATACGGTCATCGTCATAATTATACAGTTTATACATTATCTATTAATTCCCTAATTTGAATAATAAGTTCGTCAGTGGTATTCCCGTTTGGAGTAGTAATACTTGAAGGTGTTAAGGATACAACTCTTGTTTCATCACCGATATATATTAATCCATTTTGGGCGTACACATAAGCAGAATCTTTTTGTATGATGAAGATATTGTCATTATCAACAACGACTCTTAATAATCCCAATGTGCTATTTTGGTTTACAACTTTAGCCATTATGACCTTGTTAGTTTAACTGTTGCAATTCCTTTCCCCCCTTTGGTTGTTTTCGCAGTGGTAAGTGTCATAACATCATCTGCCGCAAAAGTATTGTTAGACGAAGGTGTTAAGGTAAATGCTGTACCGATTGTACTACTTGCAGTCAGTGTTATGGTACCCATACTTGCTGCTGAGTTATCTTTACAGACTACTGTGGCGTCATCTGTTGCAGCAATATTCTTAGAAACGGCAACGTACACATGGCTTACTGTACAAGCAAAAGGTATTTTAATCTTCATGTCGCCTACTTCATCTGTCTCAAAACTTACGGGTACTGTTATCATTTCATAATTCAGTCTTGGGGCTAATTTTGCGACGGTAACTGCCGCATCATAGATATCAACGGTTGCAATACGGTACCCTGCATCTGGGGACACTAAAATATCTACAGCCCATGTGGTTCCATTATACCAACATTCTATAATCAATCCTCCAACAAGGGCTTCGTGCGCTGTTAATGCCTTGCCTCCGATTGTCACTGAATAACTTCCTACAGTTACGTTCCCATTGTAACGTATATAGAAATGGTCGCCTTTAATTGCATCTGTTGTACTTAGTGATATAGCATAGTTTCCTGAAGATAAAGAAACGGCACCAGACACATCAATAAACCGTTCATCGGTATTTGCAGTAAGTGTTATTGTTGTGTTGTTGGCTACAGTAAGACTTCTTGTAGCATATAAGGTTGGTGAAATAAGCGGCTGTAATGCTGTACGTATTACTGACACTGTAGGCATTGCATTTCCGGTGCGGAATAATTCGTAATATGTTGCCCCTGCAACGTCCCACATTAAAGCAATTTTATCGGCTTTATTCCCTAAAACTGCGCTATTAGTACCTGATAATACTATATTCCCTTGCCCTGACCTTACTGTGATTGTCTTTGCAGTGTTTGGTTCTAAAATAAGTATATCCCCATCAACTTGTCCAGCGAATAGTATTGAATCTAAATTAGTACTTGAACCACTTGTGTCAATTGTGATAATTTCAATAGCAGATTGGCGCATCCCATTATTGGTACGGATTAATGTCCCAGCAGAGTTCACTGAATACTCAAACCTTTTTATATTTCCTTGTAGTCCCTGTGGGATTATGTCTGAGGATATTTCAATAGCGTTGGTCAAACTTGTCGAACTTGCTGCTGTACCACATGAACATCCGGTGGAATCAAAATCCGCATTGATAAAGAATCTATAACCGTACACTCCGTCATATAACGTATTTCCGTCACTTCCCCCATCCAAGGTTAATGTTGACGTGAAAGTAGCGTCCCCTGTATTTGTGATTACTATTGCATATCCGTTTTCCGCGGCACCCCCTGTTTTAGTGAAAATTGCAATATTTCTGTTACTTCTATATGCTGAATAGGTACCGTAATCATTAATAGCGTCAACGATATCGTTTGCAATATCTATAACAGCGTCTCCGTTAAGATATGATATGGTACTCATTATAGCGGAACCGTTAATATCTATATCTACGTTTCCCCCACTTGTAGGTACTGTTGCACCAATCGTAATAAGGTTGTATGCGTTACGTGGCGCGTTACTCCATACCGTTGCTCCGGCAGCCTTTAACCTTCTGGCACCATCTTCATTGTTCGTGAATGAACTTACTATCGTTGTCCCGTCGGTAGCAACAATATAAACCTTCCCTGTTCCGTTACCAAGATATTGTATTGCACTCATTATGCGTCAAGTTTAATGATTATAGTATGTGAAGTGATATTATCGTCTAAGAATACTGCTTTGCCGTATGTCGCCCATCCTGGATTTGCTCTTTCAATCAAACTGAATGTTACTGAATCCGTTCCATAAGAAGTTATAGTAACATCGAATTCTATTCCGCTTACCACTTGTACATAAGGGTAAATTGGCGTGGTATCTCCTGATGTAGCCTTAAAGGATGAAAGTGTAAAACTATTCGGTGATGTCTCCCATATCGTATATGTAGAAGCATTATTATTAACGATACTCACACCCGAAGTAGTAAACACTGAACCATATTTCTTACTCTTAACTGCTGTAAGTGTAGGCACTAATCCTGCTGTTTTATTTGAAACAATTTGTAACTCATAAAAGAATGAATCTGGATTGTCTGTTGTGGCTGAATTGGTAATTGTATAAGTAACTGTACCGTCGGCTGCTGTGGATGAAGATATAGTTATTCCTGTTCCAGCAGCAAAGTCCAACACTGACATGTTATTCAGTTTATTGTACAGTGCAGTCTGTAATGAAACAGTATAGGTTGTTTGTCCACCAGATTCTACTTCAGTAACGGTCACTCCATTTCCTGCCTCTACAATGATATTTGCGACAATTCCTGCAAGACCGGTAAGTAATACGGGAGTTCCTTCAGAGCAACCACAATCATCATTGAAGTCTCCTAATGCACGGATATCGGCAAGGTAAGCACTAACATGTGTTTGTTTGCCGCATTCAATGGCTTGTTTAGCCAATGACATAATACTAATAGCTTTTTGTAATTTCGTTAAAGCATCATTTCCGTATGTAGTTCCTTTTGCATTTGTCCAAGTATTCCAAAGTTTCCAAAGTCCGCAATATACATCGCAAAGGTTCGGGTCACATTGAACGTCTAATTTATGGGTGCAAGTAAGTAAGTCCTTAATATAGATTCCACTTCCCATTGAATAAGTTAAGGTAGAACTTAGTGTAAGGTTATATACCAGAATACTATTCTTAACAACGTACACTGAAGTAGTACTAATTGTACTTGTTGTGCCTGTTACGTCTGAAGTATTGGCTACGGCAGGATATACGATTCTGAAGTCACGTAATACTGTTGGAGCAACTCCCCCTGTAGTATATGAAGTATTATCTGTACCGGTAATTCGTGGAATATTACAATCAACTGTGCCGCCTATAGATAATGATACGGGGCTATAATTAAGTGTGTATGTTTTTGTTTTTGTAACGTCATAAGCAACGTCAATACTTGCGCCAGAGATTCTAACCTGATATGTTACACTGTAGGCTCCTTGTTGAACAGATCCGTCACCCATTAATGGAAGTGAAATGGAATTATTAATGAGTGAAACGTCAGCATCAATATCAGGTTCGGTATGGTCTGAATTGGCGTAAATCGTTGTTCCGTCTGGGGCTGTTATGTTGGTAATACATCCTGTGGCTACTGTTGTAGATACGGAAGCTCCTGCATAATCTGAAGTATCTTGAAGAATGAATACCTTTGGGCTGGAACTATAATCGAATGTTAAATTAAAATCTGCTGATGAAAGTGCCATATTTATAATATTTGCAACAAAGATACATAAAACAATGTAACCTTTATTTTAGGCTTTCGTATATTGCCGATATGACTGAAAAAGAATTTAGCAAATCCCGTGCAATAAAAAGTGTACTCAGGTATCTTTCTGTGATACCTGTGGAGTTATCTTATGCAAGTCGTGTAACAACTGCGCGTGATTGTGCGTATGAAGAAGCAAAAATGTTAACGTCAATGGCACACACACAGAAAGATATAAGGGTATTAACCTATATTAAGAAATATTTGGCAAACGTGAAATACAAAGATTTAAGGGAGGATTTGTGTAATGCAATGGATTAAAATTAAAGAAGATTACGGGTGTGAATTAGCCTGTATCTATCTATTAGATTACCTTAACACTGTTTATGACAGGGTAAGAATAGAAACGTCAAAAAAAAGGGTTCTTATTACTGGTATTTCCGGTGTTGACGAAGAAGTTTATACTCATAGGTCGTATAGGTCAGAGAAACCTGTCCCTGAGAAATTATTCGATGCCTTATACGCTTTTACGTTTAAGGATGCACCACATTTGAATTAAGGAAAGTTTATGTGAAGAAAAAGGGGTGTAGTCGGATACACCCCTTCCCTTTGTTCTCTAATCACCATTGGTGTTAAGAACGCTTAATGTACAGACAAGTGTTGGCTGCCATAAGTTCAAAGCCCATTACTGAATAATAACGAATCTCATAAACTGCTTTAGCATCATCACCTTCTTTCATTTTGTCGTGGAATACAACACGCTTACGGTTATCCTCACCTCTTGCAGATTCAAGGTAACGTAAACGAAGTGTTGGTACCATTTGTCCGAATTCTTCTCCACCGGCTACTTTCGCTTGCTTAGTAGGGATTAAGAATCCTTCGTATGGGTATCCATAACCAGAAGCACCAAGAGATTGAACGTCATTAAACGCTTCCATTCTCCTTTTTAGGAACCGGTGTCCATTAACAGAAAACTCCTGAAAACGTAGGTTAGCAGATTTCTCAGCATCAGCAGAGAATGTACCATAAGAGATAGCACCATTCTTCAGGATGTCACGGAACTCACGGTCAATTTGTCCGTCAAGACGGATACCATTGAACATCATGTGTTCGTCACCGGCTTTTTCAGCATTCAAAGTGATAACCATGTCCTCAATATCAGATACCGTCAAACCAGTTGCACCGGTGTAGTTCTGAATGTTGGCACGGCTAATCATCTCAGGAATCAAACCATTTGAGCGTAACACCGGAGTTTCAGCAGTATGGAACACTTGTGCAAGGGTAGTGTTGCTGATTTGTTCACCAACAAGTAATCCCAAGTCAATTTTATTACAAAATACTGCGTAAGCCTGTTGTTCACCTTTAATTGTGAATTTAGGTGCGCCACGGTCAGCACCGTCTGGTTCGTACCATAACACCACGTCATTACCAATATATGAAACAGTGTGTTTCATAGTGGTAGTACCCATGTAGTTTGAATACTTAGTGGCTTTAAATGAATAACCTTCAGGAAATGCTTCACCTTCACCTGTAGCTTGTCCTACAATAGAGATTTCATCTGCTGTAGCAATCGCAGGGATAGCTTTAGTAGAATTTACAGGGTAAGCAACGAATGTCCCAGCTGATTTGTTAACAGATGTTACGATTGCCTGAATGTAGTTACCACTTGAAGCGGTAGTACCTGAAGCTGGTTTAATCTGAATGATGTCACCTTTAACAACTGAGTTGCCATTTTTAGTACCGGTAACACTTGTGTCATACGGAGACGCTGAACCTATTGAAGTAGTAGATGAACTATCCAAAATAAATGTAGCGGCTGCACCGGCACTTGCACCAGTAGTAGTAGCTTTGATTTTCGGATAAATTCTATCTTCTTCCCAATGGTCGTATTGGATGTCTGTTGCACCTTTTTCTGCTCCGAACATTTGGAACAAATAAGATAGGTTTAACAGTTCTTTGCCATAGCGTGAAGTCAATAGACGTTCTACGTCAGGTCTGATAGCACTGTATGTGCTGTAGAAATTGTGGTCGGTGGGTGTGTATGTTTGTCCACCTTTTGTGTAAGTTGCCATTTTTGTTTTAAAAATTAAGTTTGTAAATTAACACTTTAGCCAAGTATTGAGTTACGTGCCTTATCTTCTGCTGTGAGTGGTTTAGTCGGTTCAGTAACGCTATTGTTACCTCTCTTAAAATCAATATTATCAATCTTCTCTACTGTTGATTTCGATCCTATCGAAACTCCTTCATTAAAGATTGTTCTACTGATATCTTCAAACCTATCCAGCGTAAGAATATCTCTACGCATTTTGTTATAGTCAACGGATACTTGACCTTCTTTGTCCGTTAACCACCTTTGCCATATCATGTTTGAATTGCCAGTCATTGTGTTAATAACTCCACTTTTCGCTTCGTCGTTAACATCGAAATTGACTTCAGCCACAACTTCACCTTTCGCATTTGTAATTTTAAATGTTTCTTTGGCGTAATTTTTAAGGTTGTCACTGAGGGCATTTTTCAACACAATCATTTGTTCCTCTATCTTAGCTGGTGCGTTTTGCTGTTCTGCCTTTTTAACCATGTACTTTATCTCACTAAGATTCGGTAGTTTAGATTTAATTTCATTAATTTTCTTAATGGCATTTCTTTCTTCTCTTGCAAATTTAGCTGATAACAAGTCTAAAAAATCTGGAGTAATTTTACCTTCATCAATAAGGTTTTGAATATCCTCATCTGAAAATTTATCTTCATCCAAATACTTGTATTCCTGTAGTGCAGCTTCAATTTCAATATCTGATATTTCCGGGTCGTCTAATAACATTGCTGCTTTTAGAATTTCCACAGAATCCATTTGTTCCGGATCCATTGATTGGATTACCTTAATATCTTCTGTGGTGTACCCGTATTGTTCAACTAAGGAATTGTCAATCCTTTCATATATATCTAAGATTGAATCATCTTCACTGATGAATGGTTTTTCCTCTTTCTGTGTTTCTATTGGTACCTGTTCTTCTGTCTTAGTCTCTACAGATGTAGTAACGGGTGTTTGTTCTTCAGATTTTGTCTCCGCAGGAGGTGTTGCCGGTGCCTGTTCTTCAGATTTTGTCTCCGCAGGAGGTGTTGCCGGTGCCTGTTCTTCAGGTTTTGCGTTTTCTTCATTCAAAGAACTATCTACCCTTTTCATTCCGGGTACTTCATCAAAAATTCCATTCATTTTTATTTGATTTAATTGTTACAAAAGTAATAAAAATTTATTTCATTACACAAGTATGTGTTTTTTCACACGTCTAATGCTGATTTAATTGGATTGAATTGTGTCTGTGGGTCACGGACTCCTGGAACTAAGTCTGTTCCAGGTTTACTACCTATATCTGCTGTAGGTGAATTTTGGTCAGACAACTCCGCAGCAACTTGAATCTTTTCAATTTCACTATCACCTCTAATATGGGCTACTGCTCTATCACCGTTTATTTCAGTTTCTTTAAGTCTAATCTTCCATGTATATTCTGCTTCAATCTCAGCTAAACGGGCTTCTGTTTTTGCTTTAATAATTTGCAGTTCTTTCTCAGTGCTTGCCACGACAGACATTTTTTCTCTTTCAGCAATTAACATTTCTTGTTCTGCACGTTGTTTGCTAACTTCCTCATTCCTTTTCTTCATGATGTACGATAACATCCTTTCACCTTTCTTGGTATTAAGTGTCCTGCGGATATTAGTAGCATCATCCAATGTAATAGATTTTTCCTGAAGGGCAATTTGGATATCGTTCTCAAGCTTAGCAATTTCCTCTTTCCCTGGTAGTGCTTCAGTTTTAATACCTAATTCAATAGATTCAACGTCACCTAATGCTTCCATTGATACGATACCCATTTGGCCGATTACAGATTCATAAGCATCTCTGCAAGATGGGTCGTGTACCAATCTTATCTGAATCATTCGGCTTAATGTTTCTCCAGTGGGTTCATAGATTCCTTTGACATAGGTTTGGTAAATTTCCCTAAGTGCGTTATTAGAATTTATTAGTTGTAATTTTTGAATACCTATTGCTGTATCTTTGTCCGGTTTAAATGTATCCATTGCAGATATACCGGTTATCTCTCTTATTTTCTCCAATTCAAATCTGATAATCTCCATGAATGGAGCAATCTGTCCCACGATGCCGTTTGGCAATGGGATAATTGGTGGCCTGTTCATATATTCTCCGTCAACAGTTGAATCTGAATGCACCAATATACCCTTTTGGACATATAGTTTAATTAATTCCGTTGGGTCTGAGACTTTAACAGAATCAAGCATTACACCTGTTAATGAATCTATACTTATGGATACCCCTGGAGGGATAGCTTGTGCAATGAACTGACGCATCTTCAATGATGCTATCTGTATATTGTCAAGGTGTGATTTACTTCTATCAATAAGACTACGGCTTTCATTGTATCTGTAGTTAATTGAATACATTATAAATTTCCGGTAACAGCGTGAACTTAGTTTACCTGATTTCTTTGGGCGTAGTGAATTCTTTGCTCTCCCCCACGATGCCATCTTATCAATAGAGATTACATATATTCCTTCATATTCTCTTTCAATGCTTTTGGCAAATTTCTTATCTTCATCAATCTCTGTGTTAAAACCTTTGTTGTTGAAGTAATGGTTGCCGTATTTATTTTCTTTCCATTCCCAATTTAACAAATCCTCACTATACAGTATAAAATCAAGTATTTGAATCCTATATTCATCATACGTTTCTTCTTCTCTTGTTCTTTGAGTGCTGTAGTTTTGGTAGCTTTCCCCGAAACTCCAAATGGGATTGCCATTGGAATTTGCTGCTTTTTTTGCTGCTTGGAAAAGTTCTTCTTCTGAAAGGTGTTGGTTAAGTTTGCGAAGTTCTCTTACTGTTATGAATTTCAGTTCTCCCATGTATTCTACATCCTTCAAGTCAGGTCTGTCTGTTTGAGAATGGATTATAAATTCTATGTCAGAATATCTGATTCTGGGTTTATTGTTTTCGTCGAAGTACAACCTTATTGCTGCTCTGCTATTTTCCAGTAAGTCACGTTTTACTCTCTTGCTGATTTCCTGCCAATCATTATTGTAAAATTCAAAATTTGTAAGTTCCTCAAAGGCAATTTCAATATCCTGTTTAAATGTCAAGTCCATGTGCATATCTATTTCGTCAATAGACTTGAATACCATTTTAGGTATCTTCATTAAAGGGATACCGGTTTGCTTTTCTAATTCAAGTGCCGTTTTATATTTGACATAATCACCGATGAACTTATCCCTTGCATTATCCCTTAGTGATTTACTTTTTGGGTCAATAGCATTGAATTGAATGTTATATTCCTGATTCAGCATATCCCCTAATACGGAGTCAATTAATACAGGCATAGGGCTAACAATGTCCCACGATATATTAAGGTATGATTCACCTGTGCTATCAATCTCTTGGTCTAGTACAGGCATGTATTGACGTATATCCTGATTTCCGTCTGAATAGAGTCTGTTGTTGCGTATTTTTTGCCGTCTCCTTGTAAGATATTCATCGTACAGTGCTTTACTGTAGATGTGTTTAGCAACACGTTTCCCCCATTTAGGGGTTTGTTTTATTGCTGGGTCTATATCTGAATTGGGGAAAGGTGATTCAGACATTATTTTTTCATAATCTTCTTTGGATCTGGCCATAACTTTTTATCTAAAAGTGTTCCAAAGATACAATAAAAAAAGGGAGTGTAATACCCCCTTCTTTTATTATTGTTGTTCTATTCATTCTGCCGGAGCATCATTGACTTCTTTATTCGCCAAAAGTAGGCTTGTTAATCTACTTGTGTCAACCATTAATTCTTCTTCCAATTCTGAGATAGAACCGTATTTCTTTGCTCTTTTTGACCCGTGGTACCTGACAAAAACACCTTCAGGCGTTTCTTCTATTACCTGAAGTTCTTTTGATTCATTAATAATTTTACTGATTAAAGAAAAGTCTTTTGCAACGCCACGCTTAACGTCGAATTCTTCATCTGCTTTCAATGTTGGTTCCACAAGCATAATGATATCCTTCAGTGACTGCATGAATTCAGGTTTCTTGTCGCACATTTCACAGAAGTAGTCAAACACAGGCATATTGTGACTTTGAGCAATTAATAAACCGTTTTTGAATGACAATTTATTCGCGCCTCTATCTTCTACAATGTGGCCGTCCATGATTGCCCTACTCATCCAATATTTTACCTTCATAACCGGATTGCTAATTGCATTCATGATTAATTCAGGTGAATTGGTTGCCTTGGCATATAATGCCTGTCTTAGTTCACTGATAGGGTGTTTAACTAAAGATGAAACGGGTTCTAAACCATTGCTCATTGCAAAGGATATTGCCATAACTTCATTAGGAGACATAGACCTGATTGCAGATTGAGCTTCAATAACCTTTTCAACCTTAGAATTATATTCCTGAGATTTTTGGTCAATATCGAACTGCTTAAAAAGTACGGCATGTTGGTCAAACCTGTAGATAGAATTTTCATTGTAAGAACAAATCAAAAGGTAAATCAGTAGGTTTGTATCATTCGCATTTACCATTCTACTTCCTCTTTGGAAGATAATTTGTTCTGGGCGCATTACCTTCTCTCTGTCGCTCATTAGGTCAGTGAAGATTGTAGATAATCCCCTTGTATATTTTATTGAGAAAACTGAACCAGTTTTAGGGTCTCTAATTTCGCACGTTCCGGGAACTGACATTTGTGGATTTTGTAGGCCGGTAATAAAAACAAAGTTGTCTTTTCCTGCCTGAATCATACGCATTGCCTCATTTTGAATGCGTTTGTAAACATCTACATCGGTTAAATTTTTCATTACATTTTATTTAATTGTTTCAACAAAGGTATGAAATATTTTACTTCTTTAGAGATTTCAGCATTGCAATCAATTCTGGTTGTGGATGACAATCATCTCTCAGGTTAGCTGTAACGTAACTGCAATGTGTGTATATTCCTGGATTACCGTCTAATGCTTGAATACTTACATCCCACATATCTTTCTGATAATCTAACGGTATTCCGTGGTATGAATTCCAATACAGCAGTAATAATCGTAGTGAGTCTATTTGGTTTTGGGTGTATTTTTCATAGGAATTTCCAGCATGGCGCGTGCCACAATTCTTAGGATATGTAATAACTTTATCGTTTGGAACAATGGCACCTGTCCATGACTTATATACACCATCATCAAACTTTAACCTTCCCCAACTATCTAATTCAACTTGTGCAGCACCTTGTTCCCTTAGTGTGTGTTTTAGTTTTAGTTTTGAATCTATAGTATTTGAACGGGAACTAATACCTAACGCATAAGCCCAGAATGTAGAACTAAATAACTGAATGATTTTCCCGTTTCGTTCAATGATTAATGGCGTTGCAACTCTTTCCGTATTACTTCTCCATGTATATACGTCCCCTCTTGAATCATCGCCACTACCTGTATGGTGTAGTACGGCCTGATACTTTTTTGTCATTTCCTGTACGTATTGATTTGCAGGAAAATCTACCTTCTTAATAATATCGAATAACTCTTTCATTTGTTTGATTTTTAATTGTTAAAATTTATCAGCGAACATATTCTTTACATTTAATTGCCATGCTAATTTCATCAGGTCTTTATCGCATTTGTATTCTTCGTAATATCTTTCATTGTCTAATCTTACAATAACGGCACCTAAGAACTTAATGTTTTTAACCTTACAATCCTTCAGCATATCCATAATTAACTTTCCATACAATGGTAGTTGAATACTATATTTAGTTAAAGCAGTATCCTTGTAATTGCTGAAAATGTTTCGCATTGGTTTACTGTATTTTGTTTCACTGAACTTCTTTTGGTCAGTACTTTTCCAATCAGTAATAATTATACCATAGTAATCTTTCATTGGGAGAATCCACCATTTATCTGGCATACCTACGTATCCTAATTCGGGGGAACCTAATACGGTCTCTGTATCAATTAAAATACATCCTCTATCGTCCATGGTTTGCAAAAACTTCTTCCCTGCTTCAATCATGTTTTCTGAGATTTCCGTGTATTCTTCGTCACAGTTATGTTCTGGTTCCCTAATCTGTTTAATAAGACCGTATTTTTCAATAGCATACTTTTCTAAGTAGTAATGGGTACGACTACCTAAACTTGCTCTTTTCTCTCCATATTCTTTCCATCCATTAATAATTACCTGTGCTTTCCCTTTGTCTCCTTTCGCAATTCGCATAGCAATACCTTCTTCATCAAAAGGTTCATGTAGTGCTGATATGACTTTTGATACTGACGGCCATCCCTGAGAATCTTTCATCGTGTAGATGTGATTTTCTTCCATAAAGGCTAACCGTAAATCAAATTGTCTAAGAGTAATGGCAGTCTTAATATTATTAATATCCTGATTGATGTTCAATTTCTTTAATTTTACTTTTATACGTTTGTATTATCTCTTGAAGTTCACTGATAGTATATTTTTCCGTTTCAGAATTCTGTTCCAGATTAATGACAGCATCTTCACCTATTTTCTTAATAAGGTTAATACGGTATTCAATTAAGTTCCCCGACATGTGATTGTTACAAGCGGAGCATTGTTTATGGACATTATTCTCATTAAACCTTAACTGTGGTGCTGCTCCTGTAGTCCTATAGTGTCCTGCGTGGTATTGTCCTGCGTGGTGTCTTTGACAGGAAATACACGGGAGTTTTGAATCCCTTACTCTGATATATTTATTGAATACGTTTTGCGCTAACTTTACCCATTCATTCCTTGTCATTATATTTATTCTATCCTGAGTCTGTTTCTTCCGTTTCTCTTTCTGGATAATTATATATTCCTTATGAACTTGTTTTTCAGAATACTTATAGGCACATGATATGGAACAAACTTGCTGCAAAGGTTTAGTAGGTGTGTATTTCTTTTTACATATCTTGCAAATTTTCTGTTTGAAAGTTGTATGCTTCATTGAATTCGTTTATACTTGTTTGAAGGGTAAAGTTATTGATTTTTACTCTTTCATTTGCAATATTAATCAATAAGAACATCACTTCTTTGTTTTTAATCATGTAAGACTGTTTGTAGATACTGAATAAATCATCATCTGTCATATCTTCATTATACAGTATCAAGAATTCAAGATATGTCTCATGGGTTAGTTTAACGGATTCTTCATCATTTTTTACTTTATCTTCTTTAATTTCCCTCTGAAGTGTTTGGCCTAATGTTAATCCGGTCTTTGGGTCTTTAATGTTAAAGATGCTTTCGTTGGAATGGTGTTTTGATTTTTCTTGGTTCCGTTGTATTTCTATCTGTTCATACTTCCAATCTAAATACTGTTGGAACCATAACCCGATATCTGCGGCTGATAGTTTCCCGTATGTCTTTCCGAACTTCCCAGAAATGCAGTGTTTGGCAAAAAGAAAAATATCTTCTACTCTTTCCGCAGGATACATGTCCACAAACATATCAATGAAATCAGCAAAGGATTCCTTTGATGTAAAGGTTTCAAATTTCTGAAATGTACTTTGAAAAATACGTTGTTTCAGATTTTTTTTCCCGTGTTGCCTTTCAAGTGTTTGTATTGGTATCCCCTGAAGGACTACCTGTAAAACGCTCGTTGATGGACTTTGATTTGTTGTTACTTTCTCTGGTAGCATTGACGATTCTTTCAAATTGGTTGTTTAATGTTCTAATGGTGAACCTACTTCGTATCCATTCATCATTTAGGTCGTAAGCAGCCTGAATGAATATGGATATAGATTTAAGCATGATATCATCTGTTAACTGTCCGTTCTTTTGTTGAATAACGTATTTCAGTTTTGTTAAGAGTAACTTAGCATTACCTGCTTCTGCTCCGTTGTAGTAATATGCTAAGTCTTTATCTTCACAGAATTTAATCATTACTTCCTTTAGTGGTGTGACGTATGACTTATCCCTATTGGAAAGTTCTTTTTGACATGCTTTTATCATTGTTTCTATTTCGATTGTAGGCAAGTCACTGAGGTCATAGGTCGTTGTTCCTGACTTTTTCCCTGATTGTCGTTTCATTTTTCTTTCTTTCAAGGTATCTTTCCCCTCTTAATTCTGGACATTCTCTTTGAATGATTTGCCGGTATCTTACAATGCTAAATGCGTTGCTAATTTCCTGGCCTATGGTACCAATGGAATATAGTTTCAAAAATTCCAAAGCACCCATTTTCTTTTCAAACTTGTTTGCCCGTATTAAGTCTTGCCTCCATATTGCAACCGTAAGGATATGGTCGTCATCCCTCATGTCAGGGTTTGTAAGAAGGAACGATTTTACACGCTCCTTCAATAACTTGTTATGGTCGAATAAGTCCATGATTCCTTAGAATGGAATTTCTTCATCATCAGTGAATGGATCGTCAAAACTTTCTTCTACCGGTTGTTCTACTTCTTCTTCCTTTTTCTTCCAACCTATTGCGGCATTAGTATTGAACGGTGCCTGTTGAGGTTCTTGTTTTGGAACTTCATTTGAAGTGTTTAAAACGGGTTCATCGTTTTGAAGTTTTCTGCTTTTTAAATATTCCTGAAGGGATTTATCAAGTTCGATACCTTTATCATTTGCTTCGTTAGTTACTGTAATAACTTTGAATTTCGGGAACATAAATTCCACGTTGCCTTTTTTATCTTTTTCTGCACCGTGAATCTGTACAGCACCCTTATACACGTCGTTTTTATTTGTAAATT